CGCCTTGAATGAGGACACACGGACTGAGAGAGACATCGGGAACGGTGATGATCCGTTTGAGGCCAGTTTGGCCTCGATGACAAAGGCGGATCTCAACCGTCTGTTGGATGGGACAGCAGGGGCATGGCAGCGGGTACAACGTCGCATCATTGGCGAACTGCTGGATGAGGCGATCTGGCGAGAGACTGAGATTTGCGACGGGAACGCTGTGGTTGCACTTCAGAACTTGATTGAGGAGCTAAGCCAGCGGCGTCAGGAGGTCCGCGCACATCTTCCCTCAGGGAACCCTGCTACCTATGTGAAGCAGCGGATATCGTATGGGCTTCGCCGCCAAGTGTTTGAGCGCGACGCATATCGCTGTCAGCAGTGCGGCACACACCTAAACCTGACGGTTGACCACATCATACCGGAGTCCAAGGGCGGAACGCTCCATCTAGAGAACCTGCAAACGCTCTGCCAATCCTGCAACTCCAGGAAGGGGGTGCGGGTATGAGCATCCGGTTGATGACGGCTGTGTGGGATCTCGTGCTCGCGCATGATGAGCAACTTGTGCTACTGGCGCTAGCGGACCATGCCCATGACGACGGCTCAAAGTGCTTCCCTGGTGTGCGCTATCTCGCCTGGAAAACGAACTATTCAGAGCGCCAGGTGCAGCGGGCGTTGCGTAGCATGGAAGCCGCCGGACTCATCGTCGCTGTTGCGTTCGCCAACGGCGGGCGAGGCCATGCGACTGAGTACCGCATCAACATCGAAAAGGGTGTCAAGAAGACACCCTATCGGGCCGCGGAAAGGGTGACATCCACGACAGGAAAGGGTGACATCCTGTCGTCAAAGGGTGACATCTACGACCGAAAGGGTGACCCGGATGTCACCCCAACCGTCAAGAACCATCATCTAACCACCATAGAACCAGTCGCAGCAGCCGCGCTGCCGCGCCGCGCGTTGAAAGCCCACCGCGCTGACCCCGCCGCCATCCTTTGGCGGGAGTGTTTCGGCGTGCATCCGACACCCGCCCAACTCACCCGCATCCACCAGTACGAGGATAGCGCCGCCGCCAAAGGCCTGCCTGACCTCATTGCTGAGGCCATCCGCGCCACGGCGCTTGCGGGCGGCTCCTTCCGCTACTTCCAAGCGAAGGCGGAGGCGTGGATCGCCAACGGTGGCCCGGACCAGCGCACGCGGTCCGCCACGGTGCGGGCGGGAGGGATGAACGCCAGTGCCGGGGTGCGGCTGCCGGTCGTGCCTGATGACGAGATGCGGGCGATGGCAGAGCGGTACGCGCGGCAGAACGGGTACGCGGACGCGGCGGCGGGGTGAGCCACGAGTGGGAGAAGGCAGCACGGGATGACGACGCGAACGTATCGGGTGGCGGATTTGTTCTGCGGTGCCGGCGGCTCGTCCAGTGGGGCAGCGCGCGCCGTTCGTGCCATTGGCGGGACGCTCGAGCTGGTGGCCGTCAACCACTGGGACGTGGCGATCGCCACCCACTCCCGCAACCACCCCCAGGCCCGGCATCACTGCATCGACCTCGACGCGGCCCGGCCCGAGGAGCTGGTGCCCGAGGGGTCGCTCGACCTGCTGATGGCCTCCCCGGAGTGCGTGTTCTTTTCCCGCGCACGGGGCGGCCGTCCCGTGCATGACCAGCGCCGCATGAGCGCCTGGCACGTGCAGCGGTGGGCCAGCGCCCTCGACATCCGCTGCATCCTCGTGGAGAACGTGCCGGAGTTCCGCGATTGGGGGCCGCTGCTGCCCAACGGCCGCCCGGAACCCAAGGGCAAGGGCCTCTACTTCGAGGCGTGGCTGAAGGCGCTGTGGGCGATGGGGTATGCGGTGGACTGGCGGCTGCTCAACGCCGCCAACTACGGCGATGCCACCACGCGGGTGCGGTTCTTCTTGCAGGCCCGCAAGGACGGCCGCCCCATCCGCTGGCCGGAGCCGACGCACTCCCCCACCGGCGAGCCGGAGTTGTTCGGCCAGCGCCCGCGCTGGCGGGCCGCGCGCGAGGTGATCGACTGGACGAACCCCGGCCGCTCACTCCTGGGCCGCAAACGTCCGCTCTCCCTCAAGACGCGGCTTCGCATCGCCCGTGGCCTGCAACGCTTCGGCGGCCCGCTCGCGGCGCTGTACATCGACCTGCTGGACCTCCCGGCCGAGGACCTGGCGGCGTTGCGCGGCGGGGTGAACGGACGCGGCACCGATGCGCCCCAGCCGTTCGTGCTGGCGAACCGGAACAACAACACCGCCAAGGGGGTGGATGCCCCCGCGCCCACCTTCACGACGGCGGGCGGTGGCGGGGTGTTCGTCACGACACCGGTAGCGGAGCCGTTCGTCAGTCCCCAGCGCAAGCACACCCTCCCGCGCAGCGTGCAGACACCCTTGCCGACGATCACCGCGGCGAACGGCAGCGGCGGCATGGCGCTGGTGGAGCCGGTGGCGGAGCCGTTCGTGCTCGGGCAGCAGAGCGGTGCGGTGGCGCGTGAGACGGAGCAGCCGCTCCCGACCATCGCTACCGCGGGCGCGATCTCGCTGGTGGAGCCGTCGCTGATTCCGTACTACGGCACCGGCGTGGCGGACTCGGTTGATGCGCCGCTGGCCACGGTCACCACCAAAGCCAGGTTTGGCTTGTGCTGCCCGCTGGTGGTGCCCTACGGCCCGAAGGCGGAAGCACGTGGCGCTGACCAACCGTTGCCGACCGTGCTCACGAAGGACCGGCTGGGCGTCGCCACACCCGTGATCGTGCCCTTCAACGGGGACAAAGGCGGTCCGCCACGGCCGCCGCGCAGCGTCGATGAACCGCTGGCAACGATTACCACCGAGCCGCGCTTCGGCGTGGCCACGCCCTCGGCGGAGCCGTTCATCGTACCCCAGTTCGGCGAGCGCGACGGCCAGCCGCCCCGCGTCCATGACATCACGCAGCCGGTCCCGACCGTCACCAGTCATGGGGCCGGGGCGCTGGTGGAGCCGGTGATCATCCAGACGGACCAGACCGGCGGCAATGGCGCTGGCGCGCGGTCGCTCGACCAACCGCTCGGGACGATCGTCACCAAGCAGAACGTCGCGCTGGTGGAACCTGCGCTGATTCACGTTGCCCACGGCGGCGAGGATGACCGCTCGCGTTCGGTCGAAGCGCCCCTGCCCGCGATCACGACCAAGCGCAGTGTCGCGCTGATTGCGCCGACGGCGGACCCGGTGGTGGGCGAGGTGGACCCGCGCCGCCTCGTGCTGATCGATGGTGTCCCGCACCTGCTGGACATCCGCTTTCGGATGCTGACGAACCGCGAGCTGGCGCGGGCGATGGGCTTCGATGACGACGGGGCAGAGTACACCTTCACCGGCAACGTGAGCGAGGTCACGCGCCAGATTGGGAACGCGGTGGCCGTGAACACCGCCGCCGCGCTGGTGCGCGCCGTGTTGGAGGAGCCTGCGCCATGACCGCGACGATCGCCACCCAGGGCCTGACCGCGCGCGTCCAGTTCACCGCCCCCTTTGACCTGGACAGCTACGCCACCTTCCTCCGCTGCAAGGGCCTGCCCGAGCACGAGTTGACCTACGACTGGGAGACGGACGCCTACACCCTCACCACTCCCGCCCGCTTCGCGCCCATGCTGGGTCGTGCCGACCTTGCGCCGGCGGAGGCGGCTCCACTGCCTCTCCCGTCGCATCTGTTCGACTACCAGGCGGCGATCATCGCCCGTGCGCTTGCCGCCCGCCGCTACGCGGTGTGGGCAGACACCGGGCTTGGTAAGACCGCGATGTTCCTGGAGTGGGCGCGGCAGGTGTCCGCCTCAGGCGGACTCACGGGCGGGCGGGTGCTCATCCTCTCGCCGCTTCAGGTCATTGAGCAGACGCGCGCCGAGTGGACGCGCTGGTATCCCGATGCCGCACCGATCGCCCGGTTGGACAACCGCGAGGAACTGGCCGCGTGGTGTCTCGCCGGCGCGGGTCTGGCCATCTGCAACTACGAAAAGCTGACGGCGGGCGTGCTGCCCGAGTTGCGCCACCTCGCCGGGCTGGTGGCCGACGAAAGCTCGATGCTCAAGGCACGTGGCGGGGTCGTGAAGTGGAACCTCATCAAGAGCGCGAAGGGCATCGAGTACAAGCTCTCCTGCACCGCGACCCCCGCGCCGAACGACCCGATGGAGTACGCCTCCCAAGCGCGCTTCCTCGAAAAGATGCGGACCGAGGGCGAGGTGCTGTGGACCTTCTTCTCGCGTGATAAGCGCGGCGAGTGGAAGGTCAAACCCCACGCCGAAGCCGCGTTCTACCGCTTCATGGCGAGCTGGTCCATCTACCTGCGCGACCCGGCGCGGTACGGCTGGACCGACATCCTCTCCACGCTCCCGCCGCCGGTGTACCACGAGGAGCGGCTGCCGCTGACGGATGAGCAGCGCACGGCGATGCACACGCTTCAGGTGCAGGCTGGCACGGGCTTCTTCGGCCACGAGCGGATGGGGGTGAAGCAGCGGGCCAAGTTCGCCCAGCTCGCGCGCGGCTTTCTGTACGAGAACGGGGTGGCACGGCGCGTCGCAGCGTTCAAGCCGGCGCGCGTGGCGGAACTCGCCTGGCACGAGGTCGTTCTGGGGCAGTCCACCATCATCTGGACGGTCTTCGACGAAGAGGCGGCGATCATCGCTGAGCACCTGACCGGACTGCCGGCGGTCCGCTTCGTCGCCCTGGACGGGCAGATGAGCGACACCGCGCGGGCCGCCGCGATCGCCGGGTTCAAGGACGGCACCTTCAACGTGCTCCTGACCAAGCCGCAACTCGCCGGCTACGGCCTGAACTTCCAGCACTGCCGCGCGATGGTGTTCTCCGGCCTCGATGACAGCTTCGAGCGCATGTATCAGGCGGTGCGCCGCGCCTACCGCTTTGGGCAGACGGAGGCGGTGCAGGTGTACGTGCCCTACGTGCCGGAGTTGGAGGGGATGATTTTCGAGAACGTCCAGGCCAAGGAAGCACGCTTCCTCACGGACGTGGCAGCAATGGAGCAGCACTACATCGATGCGGTGAAGGAGAACCATCATGCAGTGGCCTGAGAAACCAACCTGTCACGGCGAGCGCGACCCGTATCTCGGCGAGGTGGTCGTATGGCGGCCGGCGACCCCCGAGGGCCGTCCATATGACAAGGACAGTCCCAATCTTGGCCCCTACGCTGAGCCGTTCCGCACCTGCTCCTTCTGCGGTTCCATGCACCCAGAGGATCTCCTCAACTGGATGCAGCGCGGCGCTCAGGTCCACGGCTCCGACTGGAAATACGGCTGGCCCCACAAGTTCTATGTCGATAACATCCCCAATCCCATCGCCGGGCGTGAGGTGCAAAAGGGGAGCCACCCCGTGCCGGACCTGGACCCGGAGAGCGGGGGGCGGTGGGTTCAAGAGCCGACGCTCGGTCCAGCGCCGGAGCACACACATGGCAAGTGGTACAACGACCACCTGCTTGACGCGGGCTACGACGACGAAGCCTGGAATTCCTTGGTTGAGGCGCTGGCGGCGCGCACCGGCATTCACTTCTTCCGCGACGCAGAGAAGGGGTTGATGTACCGCGCACCCTCCCGGGGGTATCAGCGATGAGCGTCCGGTTGCGGTTCGAGCCGCGAGATCTCTGGGTTGGTGTCTTCTGGCGGCGCACGTACAGCGTTCGTGGCGCTGGGCCGTCCGGCATCACCACCACGACCGAGGTGTTCATCTGCCTGGTGCCCATGTTGCCGTTGCACATCACGCACACGCGGGAGAGGTGAGGTCCGTGGTTGGTCTGGAACCCCTCACTGCCTCAGGCATCAAGTGGGCGCAGGCACAGGTGGCCGCCCATCACTACCTTCACGCGCCGGTAGACGCGCGCAGCAGCGTCGAAGGGTACGCCGTGCGGCTCGGAGACCTGGGGCGTGTTGGCTGTCTGTTGGTCGGGCGGCCGCAGGCGACGCGCTGTAAGGACTGGTACGGCTCGGTGGAGGACGTGCAGGTCGGGCGCAGCGAGGTCACGCGCTGGCAGGTGCTCAACCTCGCGCGTGTGTGGCTCACGCCTGAGGTGCAGGCGGGCGGTGCCTACTGCCACCCGGACACGGTGCCAGGCTTCTGGGACCGCAGTGGGGCGTGGCACTCCGCCCTGGCCAGCACCGCACTCCGTCTCCTGGCTGAACGGGTGGGGTACGAGTACCTACTGGCACGGCCGCCGGTGTTCCCGGACGAACCCTACGAAATCCGCTGGCTGATGTCCTACTGCGACACGCGACTGCACCGGGGCACCATCTACGCCGCCGCCGGCTGGGAGCTGTATCGCACGAACGCCGAGGGCATCCAGACCTGGCGCACGCCGCTGCCGCCCCTGAACGCGCACCAGCGGGAGCAAATCGAGGGACTGTCCTGGCAGCACGCAAGAGGGCGGCGTTACCGGGCCATGCGGACGGAACAGCACGAACAACTCGCGCTGGCGCTGTAGCGCAAGGAGGGCAATCGGTGATGTGGTTGGTGTGGTTTGCGCTCTATGGCCTGAGTGTGGTGGCGGCCAACTTCATGGTCAGCCGGTTCGAGTTCTGGCCGGTGGGGTTTGGCTTCACGGCTCCGGCCGGCGTCTATGCGGCGGGTCTGTCCTTCACCTTCCGCGACCTGTTGCAAGACGCGAAGGGGCGGCGGGCGACCTGGATTGCTATCTGCCTTGGGGCCGTCGTGTCAGCCCTCCTACCGGCGCTCTCAGCGCGGGTGGCGCTCGCCAGCGCCACGGCTTTCCTCGTCTCCGAGGCGGCGGACTACCTCGTCTACACCCCATTGCGCCGGCGCGGGTGGTTGCGTGCAGTGGCCGCCTCGAATGTGGTGGGGCTGGCGGTCGATTCGGCGCTCTTCCTCTGGCTGGCATTCGGCAGCCTGACGTTCCTGTGGGGCCAGGTGTGGGGCAAGGTCTGGGTCACGGCGCTCGCCGTGGCGATGTTGTGGGCGTGGCGGAGGATGCGGCGTGCGCTATCTGACGAGCACCTTCCGGCCGCAGTGGTGGCCGGCGATGCGTGAGGCGGGCATGGGTCTGATGTTGACCCCGCGTGCTGGACTGCGGCTGCGTGCAGCAGCCGCAGTCCCGGCATGGGCAGCCGATACCGGCTGCTTCAAGCGACCTGAAGCGTTCGACCTGGAGCGTTACTTTGCCTGGCTCAGCGCGATGGAGCCGGTACGGGAGCGATGCCTGTTCGCAACTGCGCCGGATGTCGTCGGTGATGCGACGGCGACCTGGGAGCGCAGTGCGCCGGTGTTGCCCCGCCTGCGGGCGGCAGGCTTCCGGGCGGCGCTGGTGGCACAAGACGGGATCGAGGCGATGCGCGTGGAGTGGAGCGCCTTCGACGTGCTGTTCATCGGCGGGACGACCAGTTGGAAGCTCTCGGATGCCGCGCTCGTGCTGATGGCGGAGGCGCGCAGGCGAGGGAAGTGGGTGCATATGGGCCGCGTCAACTCCCGCCGGCGGCTGCGGTTCGCGCACCTGGCCGGCTGCCACAGCGCCGACGGCACGTATGCCAGCTTCAACCCGCACGAGGCGATCACCCGCATGGGCGATGAGGCGCGGCGATTAGCCCTACAGCCGCCGCTGTTCCGGGCGGAGTTGTTGTTGGAGGCGGTATGAGGAATCCCACCCTGTTCGACGCAGAGCGGCTGACGCTGGATGAGGCGCTGGACCTCACGGCGCGGTCGCTTGCGACCTACTTCGAGGGCCACCCGCATGTGCGCGTGGCGTACAGCGGCGGCAAGGACAGCACGGCCACCCTCACGGTCATCGAACACCTGGTGAGCAGTGGCCGCGTCCCACGGCCGCGCTCACTTGGCGTCATCTACGCGGACACCCGGATGGAGCTACCGCCGCTGCAAGCTGCTGCCTTCGGCGTGCTCGATGTTGTGCGGGCACGCGGCTGGCAGACGGAGGTAGTGCTACCCGACATCGACCGGCGGTTCTTCGTGATGATGCTCGGACGGGGCATTCCACCCTCACACAGCGGGTTTCGCTGGTGTACAGGGATGCTCAAGGTTGAGCCGATGGAACGGGCGATGCGCGCCGAGCGTGAAGCGTTGGGTCACAAACTGCTGTTGGTTACGGGCCTGCGGATAGGGGAGAGCGCCGCCCGCGACCTATTCTCGTTCGCGGCTGTGACAGCGGAGTAGGGGCGATGCGCGCCGTCAACTGGACCCGGCACGCCGACACCATGACCCGTCGCGGCATGACCGCGTGGTGGTTCGCCTCGCACGCGGAGCGCGGTTGTGGCGACCCGCGCGGCGGGAGGTGCGCCTGCACCTGCCCGGATCACGGCTGTGGCACCGATCGGCCGCTGGTGGCCGGGGAGCCGGTGCGGTGCGGGCGGTGCCGGGACTCCGGCTTTACCCGTCGCCGGGGGTTGCAGGTCGGCGACCCGGACTTCGGCAAAGCAATCCCCTGCCCGGATTGCAACACCGAAGCGGGCGAGGAGGCGCTGGCCGACCGCGTGCGCCGCGCCCGGATTCCCGACGCACTCTGGGAATGCGGCCAGTGGGACCGCATCGACCAGCGGTACGGGCCTGAGCCGAAGCGGGGCGCGCGGGCGTGGGCGCAGGGCGGCTCCCAGCAAAAGCCGTTTCTGGTGCTCATGGGAAACACCGGCACGGGCAAGACCGCCGCGGCGGTGGCCGCTGCCCGCGACCTGCTCGCGGCGGGCGTCTCGGTGCGGTACGTGGAGACGGTGGCGCTCCTCGGCGAGCTGCGCGCCTGCTACGGCGAGGATGCGGAGCGGAGCGTGGACGCGGTGCTGCTGCCGTATCTGCGGGTGGGGTGCCTGCTCCTGGACGACCTCGGCGCGGAGAAGCCGACCGAGTGGACGGAGGAACGGCTCACCGACCTCATCAACCAGCGCCTCGTGAATCGGGCGCTCACCATCATCACCACCAATCTCACGCCCCTGACCGCCCCGCAGACGCGGCTGTGGAGCCGGGTGTTCGGGGACCGGCACGCCTTTATCGTCCCCACCGCCGGACCGGACCGGCGCAGGGAGGTGCTACCTCCGCGGTAGGAAGTTCGTCACACAGCTAGAAAGGATGCCCCGCCAATGCCGCCCGTGGACCGCTTGCCAGAACAGGCGAACTACCGTGATGAGGGGTGTGATCTCAGCCCCACGTGCCTGCGGTGCCCGCTCCCCCTCTGCCGGTACGACCTGCCGCCGAAACGTGCCGGGGCGCTGGTTCGCGTGGCACGGTTGCAGGCGCTCCTCGCCGAGGGCAAGACGGCGGATGAGGCGGCGGAGATCATGGGCGTCTGCCGTCGCACCATCTTCCGGCTCAAGCAGTACGCCACGATGTACAGCACCAGTATCCCGCTCCAACTGAGGTGACGCCGTGACCACCGAGACGCGCCTGACGATCACCCTCGACCTCACCGACGTGGGCGAGACGCCGCAGACGGTCGGCTCCTGCCCGGTGTGCGGCGGACCGCTCCGGGCGTGGCGGCAATGGGGCTGCCCGGTCATCCAGTGCGGCAACATCGCCCACCCGCGCCTTCGCGGTGAGGCCCTGAGCGCAGGAGCAGGCGACGGAGCCGCCGCGACCGCCCCGTCTCAGGACGGCGAGCAACTGCGCCTGAGTGAGTACACGGCTGCACCGCCTCCACCGACCCCACCAGCAACCGCACCCGCGCCGTCAGCGTCACCCGCGCCCGCATCCGCCTCAGGCGGAAACGTCGTGCGGTTCGGGTTGGTGGAGGCGGTGCCCATCGAGACGAGCCGGGGCAAGTATTACCAGTCGCTCGCCCGCTGCAAGGCGCACGGGTTCTCGCACTGGTACGCGCGCATCACGGAAGCGGGGCTGACCCCGTGGCGGCACAAGACCGTGAGCGGGGAGACCTGCACGATGGCCGAACCGCCCGCGCCAGAGTGACGGATGATGTTCCACATCGGGGCAACACGCATCACAAGAGGAGCACCGACCATGCCATCCGATACCCGCGACCTCTTCACGGCGTTCACAGAGGACTATGTGGATGTCGGGGAAGCGGGCCGCATCCTCGGCATCCACCACCACAGCGTGCGCCGCCTCATCAAGCAGGGCCGCATCGCTGCCCGCCGGTTCGCCGGCAGGTGGCTGATTGACCGGGCGCGGGTGCTCGCGCTTAAAGAGTCAGGGTATGACGGCGTGCCGGGCCGTCATGTGGCGATGCGGCGGCTGCGGGTCTCGGCGAACAGTGGGCAGAGCGGATCGCGAATCGCAAGGCCATCCGCAATGACCTCCTGCGCCGAATGTTGCGCGTGCGTCGAGCAGTCCGACGCGCGGCGCAGGGAGGTGTGGGGTGAGGTTGCGCGAGGCGGTGATCGACATCCTCACGAGCGGCCACGTGTACGGCCACGATGGGCGTCTGACCTTTACGCGCCTGCACAGCAAGCTCGCCGGCCACCCGGACCGCCCGCGCCTCGTGCTTGCCCTCCTCGACCTCATCCGCGACCGCGAGGTGCTCGTTGCCGAGCGGTGTGACGGGCACACCCTCGGCGAGCCGGTCCAGGTGCTCATCGCCCCACCCACGTGAAAGGAGCAGTCATGACCCCCGCCGAACAATTGGCAGACCTGCGCCGCCAAGGGACGGAGTTCCGGCGAGCGGGCTACGACGGGCACAACCGTAAGCCGCATGCCGTCTCGATGCGCGACCTCAGGAGACGGCGGTGGCGCCGGCGCTGGAACCGCATCCTCGGCGCGCTCGTGCGCGGCTGGCTGACGTGAACGCTGTCAGTTGATGCGCCAGAAACGAAGCGTCATACCCCATAATGGTGAGGATATGGACAAGACAGCACTCGCGGCCGTTCCCCTCTCGCCGGACCTCTACGACGCGCACTACTACGGCCACGAGCCGCCCTACACCGCGAACTATCGGTTTTACGGCCAGCCGCACTGGTCGAAGCCGCTCGCTGCGTGGCTCGTGGCGCAGACGACCGGCCCCTGGCTCGACGTGGGCGCGGCGTTCGGCTATCTGACCCGCGACCTTGCGGCGCTCACTGAGGACCCAGAGCGCGCCTGGGCCGCCGAGTGGAGCGCCTACGCGGTGAAGCGCGCCGTCACCGACCGCATGGTGCAGGCCGATGCGCGCGAGTTGCACCAGCACTTCACGCCGGGCACGTTCGGCACCGTCACGAGCATGGACCTGCTCGAACACCTGGAGCCGGCGGACACCGAGCGCGTGATTGATGAGATCGCGGCGCTGCTCGTGCCGGGTGGGTGGAGCGTCAACCTCGTGGGCTGGCACAACCCCACGCATGACCTGGCCGCGCACATGAGCGACCCCACCCACCGCAACCATGAGCCGATCCGCTGGTATCTGCGGGCGTTCTGGGCACGCGGGTTCACGCTGGACCGCCCCCGCACCCGTGATCTGAACCTGCATCCGGTGTGGGCGGAGAGCGATTGGCGCGGGCGATGGATCGTTATGCAGAAGCCGGAGGACGGAGAAGGGGTGCGGGCATGAAGGCGCTGCGCTGGCGGATCGGGTGCGGGTGCCGGGCGGATGTCCGGGGGAAGGAGACGAGCCTGTTCGCGTGCGGCCGGCACCCGCCGGACGACGCCAATGACATCGCCGCCTGTTTGCGGCTGTTTGAGGTGCTAGCGGCGCTCGCGGGCGTGCCGGAACCCGCCGCCGCACCCTACGCCGGCGGTGTGTTGTGCGTGAATTGAGATAGTCTACGAGCGGGTGTAAGTGTTGAAATGCAACGCTTACCATCGCACATGGAAGGTTCACATGAAGCGGTCAGGACGGCGGGGATTCCTCAAGATGCTGGGCCTTGCACCGGCAGCGATGGCGGTGCCAGATGTGGAGCGTGCAGACACAGAGCTGCCTGCACCGCCGGCCGATATGTTGCCGCCCGCGCCCCCAAACGCGCCGGCACCAGAACCGGTACGGCTGTCGCACATCAAGTCCTTTATGACCTACGTATGACCTACGGCCCGATCTCTTGGCATGATGATGAGGTGCCGTGATGCTGGTGTTGCACCTGCTGACGGTGCTGGTGATAGTGGCACTTTACGTCTACACGTGCGTGCGTCTCCTGGGGGTGGTGTGATGCGGGTGCTGCTGCTGGGGGACGGGATACGGCTGACGACGGGCTTCGCTCAGGTGTTGCGGCCGATTGCTCTTGAGATGGTACGGCGGGGGTGGGCGGTGAGCCAGATGGCGGGGTTCGATACGGCCCCGTTCTGTGACTCGCGCCCGTACCAGGACCTCGGCGTCCGCCCCTACTTCCCCGCGGGCGCGGACATCATGGGGATGCGGCTGCTGGGACAGGTGCTCGAAGATGCGCGACCCGATTGCATCCTCATCGTTTGCGACCCCGGCTCGGCCCACGGCTGGCTCGCGGTGCTCGCGCAAATCGGGCAGGCGCACATCCCCACGGTCCTCTACGCCCCCGTCGAAGGCGCGCCCATTGGACCGATGCTTGCCGCCCCCTTCCGCCTCGCCACCCGTGCCTTCACCCCCACCGCCTGGGCCGCCCGTGTGCTGGCCGCCGAACACGGCCTCATCATCCCCCACGTGCCCCACGGCGTTGATACCACCGTCTTCCGCCCCCTGGACCCGGAGGAGCGGGCCGCCGTCCGCGAGGAGATGGGCTGGGCCGGCAAGTACGTCGTGGCATACGTCGCCCGCAACATCGAGCGCAAGGCCCACGACCGCCTCATCAAAGCCGTCGCCATGCTCCACCGACAGGGCATGACCGACCTCCATCTCTACCTCCACTGCAAGCCCAACGACCTCCTCCCCCCGCGCGGCTTCGACCTTGCGGGCATCGCGCGCTGGGCAGGTGTGGCCGCCCACGTCCAGTTCGCGGTGCAGGACCACGCAACGCAGGGCGAGCCGTCCGCCACCTTCGCGCAGAAGCTCGCGGCCGCCGACCTCTACGTCTCCCCGTCGAAGGTCGAGGGCTTCGGTCTGCCGCTGCTTGAGGCCCTGGCCTGCGGGCTGCCGGTGTGCATCCCCGCCGATGGGGGCAACCAGGAGGAAGTCACCGGACCCCTCGGTATCCGCATCCCCGTGGCGGACTGGGACACGTGGTTTACGGGCGCGCAGCTCGCATGCGTGGCCCCGGAAGCGATCGCGGGCACCATCGACATCCTCCGTACCAAGCGCGACCCGGCCCAGCTCGCGGCGCATGCGGCGAAAGGGCCGGCATGGGCAGCGCAGTTCTCGTGGGAGCACATGGCGAACACGATGGCCGATGCTGTTGCAGAGGCTGTTGATACAATACGGAGCAACAAGCCGTCAGACCGGGGCACAGCAGAGATGCCGGTCGAGGTCGCGGCGGCGGATGTGGCGGGGTAGGGCGAGCCGATGGGCCGCGTTGCTGAGCAGGACGGACCGTGGGAGGTCTGCCGGGTGCGGTGCTGGTGGTGCGGGCATCGGTACGTGTCCGTGCATCCGGTGCCGATGGGCCGCGAATCGTGGGCGTGCTCGCGCTGCGGCTTGATGACGGCCGTGTGTGAGGAGCATGAGCGGCACGACGCGGAACTGGTGGGATAGGCGGTTGGCGCAAGATGGCCCAGAATACTGAGCTTTCCAGGGTGCAACTCCAGGCTGCACTGGCCGTCGCCAAGGATGACGAGTCAGACGAGGCCATTGCTCAGCGGTTGGGACTTGGCCGCAGGACCCTCACGCGCTGGAAGAATCTGCCCGCGTTCCAGGCGAAGGTCCACGAGCACCGCGAGGCGTGGGCGGCGGAGATCAAGCGCCGCGGCATCGCCGAGAAGCAGAACCGCATCGACGCGATGGTCAACCGCCACCGCCTGCTCGAACAGGTGATTGAGGAGCGCGCCCAGGACCCGCTCATGCAGAACGTCGCCGGCGGCAAGACCGGGTTGCTGGTGGCAACGCCCATGCTGGTGAAGGTGTACGAGTCCCGGCCCGTGGTGGACCTGGAATACGTGGAGGATGAGGAGGGCGGGCGCTTCGACCGGGACGTGCTGAACGACCGGGACTACCTCGACTCCGTGAAGCGCAGCGTCGTCGAGTACGAGTACGCGCTGGACACGGGCCTGCTCAAAGAGTTGCGGGAATTGGAGAAGCAGGCGGCAATCGAGTTGGGGCAGTGGGACCAGAAGGCGGCCGGCAGCGACGGGCCGAACGTGGAAATCACGATCACGCAGGTAGTGGTGCAGCCGCGCCTCACCGCCCGCGACGACGTGCCCGAGCTGGATGCGCCGGCCACATCGCCCCCGGCCACGGATGACCCGTACATCATCGATCTTGACGCGGGGGTCGTGGAGTGAGCGCTGCCCCAGCCAAGGATCTGGTGACGATCGAGCCGCTGCCCGGCAACCCGCCGCAGGGGCGGATGGTGCTCAACTTCCATCCCGGCCAGTGGCAGGCGTGGAACTCCACCCGCCGCTTTGTGTTCATCATCTCCGGCACACAGGGCGGCAAGACCTCCTTCGGCCCGCACTGGCTCTACCGTGAAATCAAGCAGCGCGGCGCCGGTGACTACCTCGGCGTGACCGCCACCTACCCCCTGCTCAAGCTCAAGATGCTGCCGGAATTCCTCAAGCTCTTCCGTGACCGGATGCGCCTGGGCGAGTGGCTGGCCGCCGACCGCGTATTCCAGTTCAGCGAGGCGGGCGAGGTCCGGTCATTCGGACGCAGGCAGGAGGAACCCACCCGCGTCATCTTCGGCTCGGCCGCCAACCCCGAATCGCTCGAATCGGCCACGGCAAAGGGGGCGTGGATTGACGAGTGCGGGCAGGACCAGTTTGGGGTGGAGGCGTGGGACGCAATCATTCGCCGCCTCTCCATCCACCTCGGCCGCGTGCTGGGCACCACCACGCCTTACAACCTCGGCTGGGTCAAGCAGCAGCTTCACGACCGCTGGAAGGCGGGCGATCAGGACATCGAGATCGTGCAGTTCGACTCCATCGCCAACCCGCGCTTCCCCCGTGAGGAGTACGAGCGGGCACGGGCGACGCTGCCGGACTGGAAGTTCCGCATGTTCTACCGGGGTCAGTTCGAGCGGCCGCCCGGTCTCATCTATGCCGACTTCATCGATGCCTACCGCGAGGACGGCGGCCACAAGGTCCACCCATTCGATGTGCCCCCGGAGTGGCCGCGCTACGTCGGCCTTGACTTTGGCGCGGTCAACACGGCGCTGGTCTGGATTGCCCACGACCCGCGCGCCCTGGTGAGCTACGTCTACCGGGAGAGCCTGACCGGGGGCAAGAGCACCGCCGAGCACGCCGCCGATGCGCTCGCCGTGGCCGCGGGCACGAACGTGGTGCGGTGGATGGGCGGGGCGAAGTCGGAGAGCCAGCAGCGCATGGACTGGAACGCGGCCGGGGTGAAGGTGCGGGAGCCGGAGGTCTATGACGTGGAGGCGGGCATTGACCGTGTGATCGCCCTGTGGAAGACCTTCCGGCTGTACGTGTTCGACACCTGCACGGGGTTGCTCGATGAACTCGGCTCCTATGCGCGCGAGCTGGACGAGCGCAACGAGCCGACGGAGAAGATCAAGCACAAGGAGCGGTATCACCGCCTGGACGCCCTGCGCTACATCGCGCCCGTGCTGGGCAAGCGCCGCACCGCCGACGTGTTCGGGGATGAGGAGCCGGATACCAACCGCGCCCGCCCGCAGGAGCGCGCGACCACGCACATGGGTGCGGCACGGAGGACGGTGTTCTAATGATGGATGCCACAGAGCAGATGGAGCGTCTGCGCGTGATTGCGGATTACGCCCGTGCTCGCGCGACGGCGTTGAACGAATGCCCCGATCACCCCACAGACTGCTATCTCGCTTGTGCCCATCTTGGTGATCAGAACGTCCGCATCTTCCGTGACGCGGACGGCTGGCTGATTGTTGCGTGGGACGGCAAAGACGCGGCGGGGCATCACGACCCGTTCAGGAGTTGGGGCACGCGGGATACAGTGCTCGCACTGCAAGAGTTCGGTCGGTGGGCCGAAGAAATGCGGGGGATGGAGTTCTGATGGATGAGGACGTGTGCCCTCGGTGTCAGTGCTGCTCCCAAACGTGGGCGGACTGCTGGCAATGCTTCGGAGAAGGTGGCTGGGCGCCTGCCGATGCCGACCCCATCGCCTATGCCGCTGACGAGTGGGAAACCTGCGAGGTGTGCGACGGTGAGGGTGGCTATGCGGTGTGCTTCGGTTCCTGCTCCTGGGATGAAGTGAAACAGGACTACACCCATCGCGTCGCCTTTGTGGGAGGCTAACCGATGCGCTTTTCCGATGCCGTGCTGCACGTTGCCGACCGCCTCGCCGCCGCTGCCGCTGCCGCACGGATCGCGGACGGAGCCGCGCGTGGTGGAGAGCCTTCGCTGCGCGAATACCGTGCGGCGCCGCCACCCACGCCCAAGGGTCAGCGCCGCCCGGAGTTGCGGGAGATTGGCGCGAGCGGCACGACCGTGTTCTCCGGCTTCCTCACCGGCGTCGAGTACAACCCCGACCTGCAAGGGAGCAAGGGCCTCGACGCGATGGAGCGGATGTTCCGCTCGGACGGCACCGCCCGCGGTGTGGAGCGCGCCGTTATCCTCCCCATCCTCTCGGCGCAGATGAGCATCGAGCCGGCGTCTGATGACCCGCGCCACGTCGAGATCGCGGAGAAGACGGAGGACATGCTGCGGCGGATGTCGAAGTCCTGGCAGCAGACGCTCCTGCAAATCCTCCGCTACCTGCGCTACGGCCACTACCTGTTCGAGATGGTGTGGGGCGTGCGCGACGGGATGTACGTGCTCACCAAGCTCGCGCCCCGGCCGCCCAAGACCATCTTCCGCTGGTACGTGGATGAGCACGGCGACTTCGCCGGCGTCCAGCAGTTCGTGTGGGTGCCCGACCCCCAACAGTCGGGCTTCGAGAAGCTGGCGACGGGGAAGTTCGCGTACATCCCCATCCCGCCGGAGCGGTGTCTGCTGTTCGTGAATGAGCAGGAGGCGGGCGACTTCCGCGGCGAGTCCATCGGCCGCCCCATGTACAAGCACTGGCTCCTCAAGGAGGGCATCGAGCGCATCTCCGCCATCGGCGTCGAGCGGCGTGAGGTGGGCACCGAGTACGCCCAGGTGGGCAAGGACGCCACCGAGAGCGACGTGGACAAGATCAAGGCCGCGCTCGCCAGCCTGCACGCCAACCAGAACGGGTATCTGGTGATGCCCGAAAAGGACGTGGTTGATGGCTTCGGCATCTTCCCGCAGGGCCAGTCGCGGGGCACCGCGCAGCAGCTCATGGAGTACCACAGCGCGGAGATGGCCCGCTCGTTCCTGGCGGAATTCCTCTCCCGTGGCTCCCGCACGGGTTCGTATGCGGAGTCCCGCGACAAGTCGTCCCTCTTCCTCCTCGGCATCAAGTCTGTCGCCGATTATGTCGCGGACACGCTGACCTGGGGCGGCGAGTCCACACCCGGCCCGATCGAGCTGTTCGTGCGCCTCAACTTCCCCGGCGTCACGACCGACGACATCCCCCGGATGCGCTTCTCGCGCCTCGACACCCGCAAGATGCTCGAATACATCCAGGCGGTGGTGGCGGCCATCGACGCGGGCGCGCTCAACGCCGACCTGCCCGTGCGCCAGGCCATCCGGGTGGAGCTGGACCTGCCCGAAGAGACCGAGAGGGACGAGGACGCGCTCGGCGACCTGCTGCCTGACGGGGCAGACGAGGAGCTGCCCGAGAACCTGCTGCTCACCCGTCAGGAGGAGACGGCGCTGCGCGAGTACGCGGCGGACCCGTCGCGGTGGGAGCAGATTCCGGGCAAGCAGGCAGTGAAGGACAAGACGACGGGCAAGGTCATCAGCGGATGGGCGGCCGCGCAGATCATCAAGTCCATCGGCGGCTCCACCGGCGGGGCGGCGAAGGCCCAGAAGCCCAAGCCGATCAAGCTCCCCAAGACCCCGAAGGGCCGCACGGTCAAAGGCCGGGCGCCGAAGCCACCCAAGCTCCGGCCGGTGAAGCCGGTCGCGCCGCGGCTGGCGCAGGCGAAGCGCGAGCGGGATGTGTTGCAACGGCGGCTGGTGGACGTGCCAGCGGACCAGGCGCGGCAGATGCTCGCGGCGGCGGGGTGGACGGCGGCGGCGACCGCATTTACGGACGCGCAGCAGGCGGTGGAGGCGGCGGCGCAACAGGCGCAGGCGAACCCGGAGGAGATCGTCTCCGTGGTCAACGTGCGCGGGCAGTTCATGGTGATCAGCAAGGGCGAGGATGGAGCCGAGGCAGCAACAGGGGACGAGCCGCCTGCGAACGCGGGAGATGCGGGTACGGTTCGCGGCGACGGCGATGGAGCGCGGCGGCTGAGCCAGGGCGAGGAGGATGACGAATCCTTCGATTCGGGTGTGCCGGATGCGGAGACGCTGCGGCGGTACGAGGAGGCGGGCGAGCGGCTGGCCCCGTTCTTCGGCGGCGCTGGGGATGATGACGAGTTCGATGACGAGCTACCCGACGATGAGGATGCGGACTGATGCCCTACGCCAGCGCATCTGACCCGAAGCTGCCTGCCCACGTCAAACGCCTGCCTGCCAAGAAGCGCCGGCAGTGGGTGGCCGTGTGGAATCGCGTCCATAAGGAGACGAGCGACGAGGGCAAGGCGTTCGCCGCGGCCAACGCCGCCGTGAAGGATGCGCGGGAGTATGCCTCCGCCGCAACCATCCGCCGCCGGGTCTACGCCCGCTACGCGCTCGACCGCGTGGACATCGATGCTATCGCCAAGGAGGTGGCAGCCCTGCGGGTGGTGGCCTACGAGGACCGGCTGCGTGAACTCGCCAGGAGCGCCGGCATCCAAGCTGCGCCGAAGCTCACCGACACCCAGGTCTTGAAGCGCATCTCACGGGAGAGCCGCGATGTGGCGGCGGGCATCGTGCGGACGCACAACGAGCACCTGCGCGGCTTTGTTCAGGCGCAGGAGCGAGGATTGTCGCAGCGCGAGCTGGCCGGGCGGGTGCGGGGGATGCTGGACGAGCGGGCGGCGTGGAAGCGGCGGGACATCGCGCACACGGAGAGCATGGCGGGGCGGAACGCGGCGGCGGTGGACGTGTTGCGGATGAACGGGGCGCGCGTGCGGGTGCGGGCGGAGCCGCGCAGCTCGGACGAACCGCAGTGCGCGGCGATCGTCGCGCGCGGCTGGTACGAGCTGGCCGATGCGCCCGCACTGCCCCTGCACCCCAACTGTGTGCATTCGTGGGCGCTGGACACGCGGTTTGCGGCGGTGGTGAAGCAGCGGGAGCGGCTATGGTTGGGGGATTGGCTGGAACCGGACGTGGAGGCTGCGTGAACGTAACGCCGGCGCTCGCACTCGTGCCTGTTGTCTGTGCCGGGCAGTGGATGGACCGCCAGGGCTGCGCGCACCCCTGCCGCCGCCATCACGGGCAGTACCAGCGCGGCGCGGTCTACCTCTACACCTGCGCGCGTTGCGGCGCGATCAACTCCGGGGTGGCCGGCGGTGCGGTGCAGATACTCAGCCAGATGCCCGCCGGCTGATACCTCATGGGACGATGCATCACAATCCCACCGTTGAAATGCAACGCTTACCATCGCACGTGGACTATTGCTCGCGGCCTTCCAGCGCCAGCCGCGCGAGATAGCAGCGGTGGCGTGCGATCTCCACCCGCCGCTCGGCATCGAAGGCGAGGCCACGGGCGACGTTGAGACTGACCAGCTCCTTGTTCAGCGCCTCGATGAGTGTATCGTACTCGTCCAGCAACACGGCGCGGTCGGTGGGCGGGGCGATGACGGTGATTGGTTGGGAGTGCTGGTGATTCACGTGGCGGGTTCCTCCCCGGATGTCATGCTCGCGACGAATGCTACGCCGGACATTAGGCGCTGCCCGTGGCTGACGGCAGATATCGACGAGCCTGCACGAATCATTGCTAGCCATTGGTCATAGGTTGCGGTTTGCTTCCCAAAGGCGCTTGCACCGGAATCTGCAAGCCAGCGCGCGAGTGCCCCTGGCGTGTCGAACACCGGTGACATGGGTGAGCCTTCGGATGTGATCTCCCACATCTGCCAACCCTCCCCCACGGGTGGTTCGGTTCGCTCCCACGCCTCATAGTCCGCCCGGTGCTGGGCGTTGGCCCAGAGCCGACCCTCGCCGTCGCAAACCTCACAGTACCCCCAGACACCAAGCCGTTTGGCGCGAGCTTCTATCAACGCCCAACGGTTGATGGCATCGTGAATGCGGTACTGTCGCTGCGCGGCGTTGACTTCCGCCGCCGTTGGATGCGGGCGAGTGGGATCATCCTGCCAACCCTTGCCCGGAACGAACCTCCGCGTGAAGTCCCAGAGGCGATTCGCCGCGACTAACGCATCAACCTCGTCCTGGGTGATGGCGTCGCACCACCGGCGTCCCGTGCCAGCGAAGTCGTAGAAGTCGTCTGCGATCTGCTTGGTTGGTGGGTTGTAGCCGCTACCCTCACACGCGCGGCAGTGTTGCGGCTCAAGATGTTGCGGCATCACGTAGCCGTGCCACCTCTTGCCGAGCGGCCAGTCGAAATCCAATGGAACCCGCATCACCTGCCGGCTCATGGCCTACTCCCTCTCAAGGTCAGCTAGGAGCGCGATGCCCTTGCGCCACGCGACGCAAGCGATATGCCCGCACTCCGGCTGGTGTGTCTCCGGCAGCCAGTCAATGCTCAAGGACAACGCGTTCACGAGGTCCTGCACCACGTCGATGATGTGCGTGGGGTGGGGCACGATGCGCGGCTGCTGAATGGCTGCGCGCAGGCGATCGGCGTCCGCGCCCATGGCGATGGCATACCCCGGCGCGGCCTCCGAGAATGCCTTTGACCAGCGGGCGAGGTCGGACGCCACCGCATCTGCCACCGTGCGGAGGTCAGCCATCGCCTATCCCTCCCCGCGGTCGTACAGCGCCAGTGCCGCGCGCAGCATCCGGCACCGCTGCTTCGCCACCTCCGCCCGCCGCTCGGCGTCCCAGATGGCGGTACGCGCGTCGCGGGCGATGCGGCTCATCTCCTGGTACGGGCCGTCCTCCCGCAACCGCAGCGTCAGCGCCGCCTTGCGCTGCGTCTCGTTGCTGCCGGTGATGTCGAGCACCAGTGAGGCTTCGATCACCGCCATCTCCAGCTCGGTGTCGGCAAGGGTGATGCGCGCCTGGGCCGCGTCCGCGAGGGCCGCGTCCAGGTCGCGGATGATGCTGTCGAGTTCGGCCAGCAGCTCAGCAGGGGTACGGGTGGAGGGGTTCATACGGGCACACTCCCACGGGTGATGCAGACGGGAAGGGGGCTGATCATCTGGATGAACGTCGCGTAGTCCGCGTCAACCTCGATGCTGGCATCATCGGTCAGGTCCAGCACCGTGCAGGGGACGGGGCGCGGGTCGGTGCGCTTCGGCAGGCCCTCCTCATCGTACTCGTCGGGGATGACTACCACGTTGCTGTAATCGAAGCGCACGGCAGGCTTGATGCTGCGGACGAAGGCGAGGTTGATCGTGCAGGGTTCGGTGGTGAACTGGTTCCAGTAGCGATACACGTTGACCTGGACGAACTGCATGGCAGCCTCCGATGTGGTAGTGGGATGCCCCATTTCGGGGCATCCCGCGCACCCTTAGCCCCTTGCTACCTGCACGCAGTGGCGGCAGTTGTGGAAGCTGTCACGGGAGAAGCGACGGGCGCGTCGCCAGTCGCCCTCGATGCGGACCTGGCAGAAGGTGGTGGCGCTACCCGCGGGCGCCGCATGAACGTCGCTGGTGGGATAGTGGCGGGTGTACACTGTGGTGGGTGTTGCGGTCTGCACGGTTGCTGCTCCTTTGCTGGCCCCGGTGAATACCAGTCACCGGGGCCGCTGCTTTATGTACTACTCGGCAATGGCGGGAAAACTGTTCTGGAAGATGTCGCGGTTGACCTCCTTGATGTGCTGGCAGATGACGGATGCGTTCTGTATGTGCCATTCCAGCGACGCGGCTGGGGCATAGTAGCCACCGCAGCGGCAGGAGAAGTACCCGCAGGTGGTGTTTGACGCGCCGGTAGTGTGGTAGGTCAAGCTGATGCCGTCGCGTGCGACGAACGAATAGACGCCAGTACCCCTCGACGCGAGCATGTGGGCCACGGTAGCGCCTCCACCGGTGATGCTCTATTTATACCCGACATCGGGTGTATAATGCAATACCCTGACGCAAAATAATTGCGCGATGTCGAGTGCATTGCGTAGAGTGACGGCATGGCGGAACGGGACATGCTCACCGTGACCGAGGCGGCGGCGCTGCTCGGTATTGAGACCTCCGTGCTCAGGCGGCGGCTGCGCCTTGGTATCATGGACGCGGTGCAGGTCAATCCCCGCCTGTGGCTCATCCCGCGCGATGAGGTGGAGCGCTGGAAGGGGAAGGGCAAACTGCGGCCGGGGCGCAAACCCAAGCAGGCAGCGACCTGACCGGCTGTGCCACTGTGATGCCCCATAACGCAATCCTGTTGCCACATTCCGGTGCAACATGGTACGTTGCCTGTGATACATTCTTGTCAGGTTGCGAGCCACATACCACATACCACCGAAGGCCCGATGCGCTAGGCCCGTGAAGGCGCGTATCGGGCCTTTGCGTCATGGCAGGAACCCCCGCCGCCGCCCCGCGCACGGACACCGCGCGCCCGCTTGAGACGGTCACGCTCACCCGTGACCCCGTGCTGCGCGTGGGTCGCTGGAACGGTGACTCCTACACCCTCGATGACCTCCACGAGCTGGTGGAGGCGTTCGACGAGGGCAACGCCGGTATCGACCCGCCCGTCAAGCTCGGCCACGACAAGCAGCAGAAGCTCCTCCAAGCGGACGGCCTGCCCGCCGCCGGCTACGTCGCCCGCCTCTACGTTGAGGGCGACGAGAAGACCGGCACCCTCTACGCCGACTACCGCGACGTGCCCAAGCGCCTCGCGGCGCTCATCAAGGCCAAGGCATACAGCAAGCGCAGCGCCGAGGTCTACTTCAACCTCAAGCACGGCAAGAAGACCTACCCGCGCGTGCTCAAGGCCGTCGCTTGGCTGGGCGCGGACATCCCCGCCGTCACCGGCCTTGCCGACATCGAGGCGCTGTACGGCATGGACCGCGCCGCGGTGGAGGCGCATTACACCATCGCCGATCCCCCCGAGGGTGATGTCCACGTCTACGAGCTACCCGCCGACATGAGCTACGGCGAGCTGCGCGATGCGCTCTCTACGGCCATCCGTGCCCGGTATCCGTCCGCCAACGGCTATGCCCCGTGGGTCAACGAGGTGTTCGAGGACCGCTTCATCTTCTGTGACCCCCAGGACAAGTACTGGCAGCTCGATTACACGGTCGCGGACGACGGAGCCATCACGCTCGGACTCACCCCCACACCCGTGCGCCGCGTCACCTCCTGGCGGCCGATCACGCCCGCTGCTGATGCAGGGTCAGGAGTGGTGGAGTCAGGAGCGGAAGCCGCCTACGCCGATGACGGCGACGGTGCGGGCGATGACGACTACGCGGGCCAGCTCGACACGTTCATGCGCCGCCTGGAAGAGCGGATGAAGGGCGCGAAGGGCATGAGCGCGCTGCGCCTGTTCATGAAGGAAGCGCGCGGGCGGCTCGCCACGATGAAGCCACGCAGGAGCGGCACCTATTCGGATGATGGCGCACCCGCGCCGGAGGAGGACGCCATGAACGAAGCACTGCTGAAGGCGCTGGGTCTGCCCGCCGACGCGGACGAGGCGGCGGTCACTGCGAAGGTGCAGGAACTCACCAAGCAGGCGGCGGACGCCAGCCGCCTGTCGGCGGAACGCGAGAGCCAGTACAGCCGCCTCGAAACCGAGCACAAGGAACTGGTGACGAAGGTGGCGGAGCTGACCAAGCGCGAGGCCGAGCGCGAGGCCACCCTTGCCGTCGATGCCGCAATCCAGGCGGGCAAGGTCGTCCCCGCCATGCGCGAGGTCATGCTCTCGCAGGCCCTCCGCGACCCGGAGTGGTTCAAGGGCTACGTCGAGGCCGCACCCGTGCTCGCCATCTTCGGCGAGAAGGGCAGCGCCGGTGAGCCGAAGCGTGACGTGCAGCTCAGCGATGCCGACCGCGAGCTGGCCGCGAAGCTCGGCGTCAGTGAGGAGCGCTACTTGGCCTCCAAGCAGGCGATCGAGCAGCAGCGGGCACTGGTCCGGGGGTAGGCGGGGAGAGGCAGTAGAACACGGCACGGCTCGGCCCCGTCGCGGGCTGACGTTGGAGGTGGAACATGGCGGCGCTCACGCGTGACAAGAACCGCAAGGCCCTCGGTGCGGACTACCAGATTACACCGCCCATCCCGGTCGCGGCGGCAGCGGTCATCTACAAGGGCGCGCTTGTTGCCCTCAATGCCAACGGCTTCGCGGCGCCGGCCGGCGACACGGCGAGCTTCCTCGTGGCCGGCATCGCGCGCGAGAAGGTGGACAACAGCGCCGGGGCGAACGGCGACAAGAGCGTGGTGTGCGAGTACGGCCGCCACTACCTGTTCACGGCCGTCTCGATCGCCCAGGCGATGCTGGGCGACCCGATGTACGTCGTCGATGACGACACCATCGATGATGCCGCCGGCACGACCAACGACGTGTTCGTCGGGCGGCTGACCAAGTTTGAGAGCGCCAGCGCCGGCTACGTCTACGTGCCGGGTCTGTCCACGTATCTGCCCTAGTTCGGGGTCGAACTGACGCCCCGCCGCACGGAGCGGGGGCGCGTGCACGCGGTAGGAGGGTAGCGTTATGCCGGCGGTCATCACCACCGATTTCATGAACCAGCTCTACGTCGGGCTGCACGCGCTCTGGGCCGACCAGTTCGAGGCAGCCAAGACCACGATGCACCGCGACACGCTTTGCACCGTGGTCGAGTCCGAGACGCTGGAAGAGTCCTACAACTGGCTCGGCACCGTCCCGAAGATGACCGAGTGGATCGGCCCTCGCGCCGTCGCGGGGCTGTCCACCCACGAGTACCGCATCAAGAACAAGGACTTTGCCAACGCGATCGAGGTGGACCGGAACACCATCCTCGATAACCGCCTCCAGCTCATCCGCCCGCGCATCGCCCAGCTCGTGGATGAGGCCATCCGCTTCCAGGACGAGCTGGTGTTCCAGGTGCTCGAACTCGGCAAGGGTGCCACCGGCCTGTGCTATGACGGCCAGCAGTTCTTTGACACCGATCACGTCGATCCGGGCGCGGACTACACCACCATCCAGTCCAACCGGCTCACCGGCACCGGCACCTCCGTGACGGCGCTGGAGACGGACTACAACGCCGCGCGCAAGGCGATGCGGATGTTCCGGGACGGGTACGGCCGCCCCATGAACATCATGCCCACGCACGTGGTCTGCCACCCGGCGCTCGAAGGCGCGTTCCGCAAGCTGCTCAACTCCGACACCTACATCGTCGTGGGCGGCACCGACGCGGGCGCGGCCATCACCAACATCTGGAAGGGCACGGCGGACCTGATCGTCTCGAACTACCTGACGGACGAGAACGACTGGTATCTGCTGTCCCTGAACCGGCCGGTGAAGCCGCTCATCTTCCAGATGCGCCAGGAGCCGCAGTTCGCCGCCCGCGACCGCCCTGATGACCCGGCGGTGTTTGACCAGAAGGTCTTCAAGTACGGCGCGGACATGCGCTGCAACGTGGGCTACGGCCTGTGGCAGCTCGCGGTGCTTACCACGAACGCCTAAGCGCCAACAGGGAGCATCAGCACTCCGCTTCGGCGTCACGCGAGCGAGGCCACCATGCAGTACGCGATTCGGGTACGGAAGGGTCATCCCATCGGCATCTATCGCCGCAGCGGGCGGGTGTTCCAGGTCAATGCGGACGTGGTGCTCGACGAGTCCGAGCTGACCGACGCCATCCGCGATGATGCGTGGCTGGAACTGCGGCCGCTCGAAACCGAGCGAGCACGTCGCGGTCGGGGCAAGCGGAAGGCCGAGCCGGACCAGGACGAAGAGCAACCGCAGGACGCGGAAGCCGAGGCCGAGGCCGAAGGGGACGCGGAGTCGGACGCAGAGGAGTAGCCCGTGGCGTATGCCACCGTGACGGACGTGGAAAACCTCAACCCGCAGCGCGGCCGGTACGACGTGAAGACGGTGCCGACCCGCCAGCAGGTCGAGGGCTACCTTGAGCAGATCGCCGCCGAGATTGACTCGGTGCTCGCCGCTCAAGGGTTGTCTACGCCCGTCTCGGCTCCGGCTACGTTCCTCACCTTCATCACCCGGCTCAACGCCCTGGGCGCTGCGGCGCAGGCGGAACTCGGCGCATTCCCGGAGGCCGAGGGCAGCCTCGGCGGGTCGTTCTCCGGCGCGCGGTATCAGCGCATGTACGAGGCGGGCCTTGCGCGGCTGGTGAAGGGCGAGGCGATTCCGCCAGCGGCAGGCACGGCGGGCGCGCGAGTACAGGCGGCGGCGTATGGGACGGACAACCCCGACCCCGTGACCGGCGACCCGCCCGCGCCCCTGTTCTCCATGAGCCAGAGCTTCTAGCGGAAGCGGAGGCAGCCCGTGACCATCACCTACGCCCCCGCGACCCTGCTCACGCTCGAACCGATCAAGGACGCGATCCGCGACGTGCTGGTTGCCGACCTGCCTGCCGCGCTGGACATCGTGCAGGACCGCTCCACGCCCTTCTTGCACCTTGCCGGTATCGAGGCGGAGCACATCACGCTTGAGGTCTTCAACCACATCCGGCAGGTGGCGCACTGGCCCTCCATGACGATCGCGGGCTGGCACGTGCGGCCGGAGTCAGCGAGCGAGCAGCGCCTCTCCGGGATGTGGCGCGGGCAGATCGACGTGACGGTGTTCGTGAAGGACGAGGAGTCCGACCGTGACGCGCTCGCGCGCCGGCTGGACCGCTATCTGGCCGCCATCTGGCTGGCGCTGGGGAACACGGAGCGGTACGCGGGCGCGGAGATCGACGGTGACAGCCAGGAACTCAACCAGTCCGAGCCGCTGGGCACCACAGCGGCGATGCGGGCAGGGGTGCTGTCCTTCGACGTGACGTTTGTGGCGTAGTGAGGCGCGGCGGTGGGAACAGGAGTGGGCAATGCGACTGCATGTAGGCGCAATCGTGCATTACGCGATGGGTGAGGGCCGCAACCTCGGCGCCTGCCGACCCGCCTTGGTGGTGCGCGAGTGGGGTGAATCCGGCAATGAGCAGAATAGCCTGCAACTCGTCATCTTCCCGGACGGCACCAATGACGATGACCGCCTGACCACGCCGGTCATGTGGCGCACGTCCGTGACGAAAGGCAAGCCCGGCGAGCAGATGCGCTGGCACTGGCCGGAAGAGTGCTTTGGTCGGCAGGCCTAAGGGACACGATATGGCAGCGGGCGGCCCGACGAACCGCGAGGTCACGGTGGAGCTGGTGGGCTGGCGAAATCGCCGCGGCCGCTTCACCGCTGCCACGCGCCAGGCGAAGGACCGGATGCGCCACGGCGCCCGCCGCGCCCTCGAACACCTCAAGGCGCTGGCGGAAGAGGAGTCGCCCGTTGGCAAGGCCGAACGCCCGGACAGCGAGCGGTTCAAGCACAACTGGCGCATCCAGTTCCGGAGCACCAAGGACGGCGGCGAGGGGGTGCTTACCAACACTGCCTCGCACGCCGGTCTTGTCATCTTCCCCACCGACCCGCACGACATTCGCCCGGTGCGGGCGCGGGTGCTGCGGTTTGAGGCGAACGGGCAGATCGTGTACACGCGCGGCCCCGTGCGGCATCCGGGCACGAAGGGCAATGACGTGCCGGGGCGTGCGCTGGAGCGGGGGCGGGCGGAACTGGAAGGCGCGCTGGGCCGCATCACGCGCCAGGTGCAGACGGACATCGTGGATGTCTGGAAATAGCGCAGGAGCGGTGGATTTCAAGGAGGTTTCCTGATGGGTCTGTTTTCAGGCACCGCAAACAACGTCATCGGCGGGCCGGTGGAGGTGTTCATCACCGATTACTCCTTCGCTGCACCCACGCGCCTGTCGGAGATCTTCAACACCTCCACCTACGCGGCGAACGCGACCTACGGGTGGGAGTCGATCGGCCTCACCGAAGAGCCGACCACCACCGGCATCGAGGCGGATGCGGAGGAGTGGCGCTCGGAGCAGTTCGGCCGCTTCCTCACCGTGCCCACCGACTACGCCGGCGATGTCACGTTTGTGGCGATGGAGTACAAGCAGGCGAAGAAGCTGGAGTACAACGCCCTCGCCATCGTCGGTGCGGAGCCGGTGGTGGGTGAGAAGCGCACGGACTACACCACCAAGACCTCGTTCCCGCAGAAGCGCGTGGCGCTCGCGCACGTGGACCGCTTCGGCAAGATCCACGTGCGTGTGCTGCCGAACGTGCAGTGGGGCGGCGACCGCATCGAGACGACGTTCGGTCGCGGGCGGCCGTTCACGCAGCCGATCACGATGAAAGCCTACGGCGACACCAACCTGCTCAATGCCACGGACGGCAACGCCATCATCATGTACGACATTGACCAGGAATAGGCCGTTTCGGAGCGTCATAGCTTCAGAACGGCGCATCGCATCCAGACCCGACACGGAAGGATGGACGAGATGACCGCCACCAGCGACCCCGCGACGCAGACAGCCCCGGCCCCGCCTGGGGCTGTCGCGCGTCACCGCATCCCCGGCGCGCACCACATCGACGACCTCACCCTGGGCGGCAGCACCGTGCGACTGGCCGTGCATACGGGCGCGGGCATCCGTGAGTTCCGCCGCCTGATGAGCGAGGACCGCTACGAGCGGCTGTTGGGCTTCGGCCCATCGCTGAACGACGGGTTGTCGGATGCCGATTACTCCGCCCGTGCGCTCGTGGGCGGAGCACTCGCCCTGGAGGACTACGCCACACTCGCGGAGTTGCTCACCTTCCTGCTCGTGGACCCGGTGTCAGAACACGAGGTGCAGGAGGCGTCACCCGAAGAGCTGGTGGCCGTCATCCGGAGCTTCCTCGGCAAGTCCGGGCTGGAATGGCTCAACCGTGTCCTAAAAAACTTGGCAGCGTCGCTGACGACGGCGGGGATTATCACGCTGGCGGCAGCGACGCAGGCGCAGCAGACGGGGACCGAGAGCGAGAACCCGACCTCTTCGACCGCTTTGCCAGAATCCGGCGTGACCCCGCCGACGAGCGCTGGCAGCGAGAGCGCTGGCAGCGCGCCGTTCACCGTGCCCGATGGTTCGGAGAGTCCGTCGATATCTGGGACAGCATCGTCATCGACCTCGCAGGGCCGCCGACGTACACGCCGTACCCGGTCGTGATGTGGGGCCTGCCCTTCCGTGAGGTGTTGCTGCTGTGGGTCCACACCATGCACTGGCAGCGCGGGCAGGAGGCGGACCGGCTGGAGTTGCACGCGATGATGGCGGGCACCGCCGGCATGAAGGACACGTACAAGGCGCTGATGGCGCAGGCGCACGAGTTGCGGCGGCCGATCGTGCCCCCGCGCATTCCGGATGAGGAACTGTTGCCGTGGGAGCGGCTGGCACGGAAGCGGACGCAGGAGATGTACCGGGATGAGTAACACCACCAGAGAGTCGGAGTCAGATGTGCTGAAGACGGGGCGGGTATCGGCGATTGTCTGGTGGCTTGTTCGCAACCAGGACGCCATCAACAGCGCGACGATCGGCTCGTTGCGCTTCGACTGGGGCATGGATGGCGTCATCAAGCCCCAGCTCACCACGCACTTCAAGCAGTTCACACCGAAACGTTAGCCATCCCACACCTGTTCCCGCCAATCGGGACCAATAATGCCGTCCCGTAATGCCGCCGCGATCATACCCCGGTGGCGGGGATCGGCCCGCAACGTGTGACAGCGGCGGCAGAGCGTTCGGAGGTTGCCGAGTGCATTGCTGCCGCGCTTGCCACTGACGATGTGGTCAATGTGGCAGGCCGTAAGTAGGAGCGGGACGGCACAGCGCACACACCGCCGACCATCCCGCTCCCACACCCGTCGCCGGAGCGCCTCCCAAACCTCGCGCGGTGGTCGATGCTTCGGCATCCCTGTCCTGTCCTGCCTCGCCTCACCTGACCTGGCCGCGCCATGCGACGCCCAACCCAGCCACACCATGCCGCGTATGGCGTCCGGACGGCAGTCTCCCACCCACCGGAACCCTCGTCTTGTCTTGCCGTGCCCGACCGGACCCAACCATGCCATGCCTCACCCGGCCATACCAGACCTTGCCTGGCCACATTCGGCTACTCCATCAGGCGGACGTCAAAGCGTTCGACGGTGAAGCGGCCAAAGCCAATGTTACGGCCGTCACCCAGCCCCGAAAAGCGCCCGGCATCGCGCACGGCGGCCTCCATCTCACCGCGGTGGACGATGGTGCGATCCCAGAGGATCGTGCAGGTGGTGGACCAGCCGGGCGCGGCCGCCACCCGATAGCGCACGTCGCGCCCCTTGGTGGCCGGGTTCCGCACGGAACGGATGTCGAGATAGACCGGCGCATCCCGGTCGGTGGGTAGCGGCTCCTCCGGCACGTAGCGATCGATGAGGATGCGATCATCCATGACTTGCAGCGTGGCCGCGACCGCAGATTGAATGCTACCACGACCCTTCTTCGTGTATTTCGCGCCATCGCGGATGCAGGAGAAGATGTACTCTGGTTCCAGGAAGAGTTGTCGGTCGGCGGTCATCAGCACGGTGCGCCGCCACTCCTCCGGGTCATTACCCGCCACCCCGGTCTGCTCTTGCTTTTCCAGGGGGATGGCGTCTGGCCCGAAGTGGTGCCAGAGCAGCGGCCGGATGCCGCGAATCTCCACCGTCGCCGTGATGATGTTGCCCACTCTATGCCTCCTTGTCCAAGAGCTAGGTCCACAAGCTATCCAGGCGGCCTTCCGCGTCATCGAGCGCAGCGGTGGCCGTGAGTAAGGTCGCGACCGCAATCCCTAGCTGGTCCCGTGAGCCTAGGCCCAGCACCACCTGTTCGTGCGCGGCGATGCAGGCGCCCCACGCATCCGCCAACCGCATCCAACAAGCGCGCATCTCGTGAACAGTCCGCGTGGCCTCAGCGTGCAGGTTCTCGATGACCGTCATTTCTGCTGCGGTATGGACGTTGAACATCGCGGCCAACTCCTAGCCCGTTCCGCGCAGCACCGACAAAGCGTGCCGTCGTATCGGGGTACAAACCACGAACGCCGCCCGTGGCTGGCGCGGTCGGTGATGCGGATGCCGCAAAGGGTGCGGTTGCCCGTCACGTAGTGATCCACCATCGTGCTCGCGCGGCAGAGTCGCTGATGCATTGTGCTGGCCTCCGTACCTAACTACATCGCACTGAATCTAACACAACCTCATAGACAAGTCAACACGAACTCACAAAATGGTACGGAATCTACTGCCACCTGCTGTATAATGAGGCGTGGTCGTGGAGGCGGTCATGAGTGAGGAGGGACGAGCGTTGCTAACGCTGGGTGAGGCAGCACGCCGTCTGCGCGTGCATGAGAACACACTTCGGAAGTGGGCAGATGAGGGTCGCGTGCCAGTCGTGCGTCGGCCTGGCGGTGGTGGCTATCGCAAGTTTGAGGCGAGTGTGATAGAGCGCCTTCGGCGCGAGATGGGCCTATCCGATTAGTCGTCCGCTTTGGTCAACACATAGATACATCCCACGATGGCGAGCGTGCAGACAACGAGGAATGTTCGCTCTGCATAGAGGCTGTCGTTGAGGAGGCCACGGGTTACAGGGTCGGACCCTGAGGCGCGGTCATTAAGTGTCGTGATGTAGACAGCGAGGATGATGAGAATGCCAGTCAGCCCCGCCGCAACTCGCAGCGGTGCGCGCCATTCGGGGCGAATCCACCGCCGCATGATGGCCCTCCCAGATAGCTGTTCAACACTGTTTTACGATGTGGTAGTATACCCGTAGCGACCCCACCGGAACACACCGACGGCCGCCCGATTTCGGGTTGGTCGTTTTTTCGTGCCTCCCGGCACGGAGCGCCCAACCCCGCTGGGACGCAACCGTGGCCGGCGCGATCGAACAACTCCTGCGCCTGGTGACGAAGGCCGATACGGGGGACCTGGACAAGACGGTCAGGTCCCTCGATGGCGTCGATCGTGCCGCCAAGAAGACCGGGGATTCCTTCGGCTCCCTCTCCAAGAAGGGCGCAGAGTTCGGCGCTGGCCTCATTGGTATCAACTCCGCACTTGAGATCACCAAGAAGGCGCTGGAAGCCAGCGTTGGCCAGGCCGCCAGTTTTGAGCGCACCCTCAACGTGCTCAGAGTGCAGGCGAACGCCACCGCCGGCGAAGTCCAGCAGATTTCCCAACGCGCGAAGGAACTGGGCAACGACTTGACGTTGCCGGGTGTGTCGGCCTCCGACGCTGCCGCCGCGATGCTCGAACTGAGCAAGGCGGGCCTCTCCATCCGCGACACGATGACGGCGGCGCGGGGCGCGCTGGCGCTGGCCAGGACCGAGAACATCGACTTCGGCACGGCCGCGCAGATTACCGCCTCCCAGCTCAACGCCTTCCAGCTCGCCGGCATTGAGGCCACGCGGGTGGCCGACCTGCTCGCCGCAGGCTCGATCAACAGCCAGGCCAGTGTGCTCTCCCTCGGCCAGGGAATGCAGCAGGCGGCGGCCATCTTCAACGGCGCGAACCAGGACATCGAAGACCTCGTGACGTCGATGGCCCTGATGGAGCAGGCCGGCGTCAAGGGCAGTGATGCTGGCACCTCGCTCAAGACGGCCGTGCTCGCGCTCCGCGCGCCAACGAACGAAGCCGCCGCCGAGATGAAGAAGCTCGGCATCGAGGTGCGGGACGCGGACGGGCAGATGAAGAAGATGCCCGCCCTGGTCGCGGAGTTCACCGGTAAGCTCGGCGGGTTGTCGGCGGCGCAGCGGGATGCGGCGCTCAAGACCATCTTCGGCAATGACGCCATCCGTGCCGGCGAGATCGTGCTGACGCGCGGCGCGGAGAGCTACAACCGAATGCGCGAGGCGGTCACGAAGTCCGGGGCAGCCCAGGAACTCGCCGGCGCGCAGGCCAAGGGTCTGTCCGGGTCGCTGCAAGGCTTGCAGTCGCAGGTGGAAACCATCGCGCTCACCGCCGGCCAGAAGCTCGTGCCCAGCCTCACGCAGGTGGTGAACACGCTCAGCGCGGCGCTTGCCAGCGATACCGTCCGCACCTTCGGCGTCGGTCTCGAACAGGTCATCGGCACCCTCGGCCGGATAGCCGAGGGCTTCGCTGCCATGCCCGAACCGGCACGGGCGGCGGCGCTTGCCGTTATCGGCCTCACCGGGGCGCTCTCCGTCCTCGCCGCCCACCCGGTAATCGGCACGCTGACCGTGCTGACGGCCGGCCTCGTGTTGCTCGCGGGCAAGATCGAGGAGGCCAATAACAAGACGGCAGGCAGCACCGAGGAGCTGTATCTGCGGGCACAGGCGATCGTCGCCAGCGGCATGGGTCAGGCGAAGGACGCCGTGCAGCAGTACACGGCGGAACTGAACCGTCTTGACCAACAGAATCTCACCACGGCCCAGAAGGTCGAGTTCCTGCGCGCCCGCCATGAGGAACTGAACAAATCGGTCAACGACAGTGCCGCCGAGTTCATTTCGCTTGCCGAGCGCAAGCGCGCTACGGGCGAGGAAGCGGACAAGCTCAGGCAGAGGATCGTTGATGAGTCCGTCCAGATGGGCGTACTCGAACAGCTTGCGAACAAGCTGGGTTATACCCTGTCCACCAACGTCAAGAGCGGCGCAACCGACGCACAGCGGGCGCTAAGCGGGATTGGTGACGCAGGAAAGGATGTCACGAAGGCGGAAACGCCGCTGAACGACCTCCAAACCTTGCTTCAGGCCATCTTCAAAGATGGAAAGGAAGTCCAACGGCTCATCCGCGACATCATCTCGCCACCCACCCAAGTCGAGGCGAACGTCACCGCCCAGCTCGCCAACATCGACGCCGCCCTCAAGGGCGTGGGGCTGGCGGCCCGTATCTCCGGCGACGAAAAGGCGTACTGGATCGCCAAGGCGCGCGAACTCCTGCAAGCGGCGGGGCTTGAGACAGATGTGCTCACCCGCGCGAACGCCGTCATCGACCAGGTGGCGAAGGGCAACCTTTCCGCTGCTGATGCCAGCAAGAAACTGACCGACATCCTCAAGGGCAGCATTGAGACGCGCGAGGCGATCGTCGAAGCGGAGTCTGCCACGCGCGAGGCGGCGGGCAAGAGCGCCGAGGCGCAACTCGGCCTGGGGCGCTCACTCGATACGGTACGGCAAGAGGCACAGGACGCAGCCAACGTCTATCGCGGCATCTTCCCGCAGGCCCTCGGCGAAGCAGGGCAGGCGGCGCAGGACGTGGGGCCGCGGCTGCGGGACATCCTCTCCCCAGAGTTCGTCGCGGACCTTGAGCGGCGGGCGAAGTCGCTGGGTCTGACCGTGCCTGCTGGCATGGCAGCAGGGATTCGGGAAGGCAAGCAGGACGCCATCAACGCCGCCCTCGACCTCGCGTCCGCCGTCGAAGGTGCCGCCCGCGAACGGTTGCGGGCACAGTCACCCTCGCAGGTGTTCGTGCAGATCGGTGATGACGTGGTGTCCGGTCTGCTCATCGCCTGGCAGCGGCAGGAGGGGGTTGTCACCCATGCCCTCGTCAACCTGTTCGACCGCGGCATTGCCGTAGTGGAAGCCTCGGCGGTGCGGCTGGTGCAGACCTTCGACCGCACTGTCTCCACTCTCGCCGACTCCATCGCCAAGACCGCCGAGGCAGGTCGCGCCCTGCGCCTGATGGAGCAGGAGGTCTCACGGCTCGATACCGCCATCGCGGACCTGACGCTCAAGCTCGCGTATGCCGAGCCGTACTCCGCGTACCGCGCCGAGCTTGAACACCAGAAGCAGGTGCTTGAAGCATGGCGCGGGCAGGTGCAGGCGAGCATCGGCGTGTTGCAGGCCCAGCGCCGCGAACTCGACCTCACCCGGAGCGCGCTCGACGGGTATACGCAGGCGTACATCGACGCGGTGACGGGGGCGCTGCGCGCGCAGCAATTTGGCCCCGGCGCATCGCTGGTGACGCTGCTCACCGGCGACCTCACGAACCCGGAGACCGGCGCGCGTATCTCCGCCGCGCTCGAAGCGCTGATCCAGCAGGCCATCGCCGCCGGTGTGCCCGCCGCCGCCGCGTTGGGGTCTGCCCTCCGCGATGCCGTGGCCACTGCCCTGGCGAATCCTACCGCTGAGAACATTCAGGCGGTGCTGAACGGCCTTGAGCACCTGTTTGAGCAGATGCGCGAGCGGGCGGCGCTTTCGGCCAAGAATCTGAACGAGGCGATCCAGCAAAGCTTGGACCTCAAGCGGTTGGCGAAGGAGGTGGGCGAGGACGGGGCGCGGCTGGTGGAGGAACTGGGCAAGGCGCTGAAGGACGGCGGGCAGGTTGCGGTTGCGGAGGTTGGTCGCATCGCTGCCGGCATCCTCGCCCAACTGGAGGAACTGCCCGACGACATCGGTGGGCCGCTGGCGGCGGACCTGCGGCGGGCGATGGAGGAGTTTGCCGTCAACCCCACCGAGGACGGCCTTGAGCGCATCCGCGCCATTCTTGCCAAGTCGAAGGGCGTGCTCGAAATCCTGCCCCGGAATCTGCGCGAGCTGAAGCCGGACGTGCAGGCGGCCATCCAGGCGATCGTCGATCAGTTCCTCGCGGGCCAGCTCTCCATCGAGGAGGCGGTGGACGCCATCGCACGGGCGACCAAGCGGGCGCAGGAGGAGGCGAAGAAGGTGGAGGAGGCGGCCCGTCGCGCGGCGGACGCGGCGCGGCAGGCGGCGAGCGGGGCCAAGTCGTACACCACCACCACCCGCTCCCTTGGGGGTACGCAGACGGCCGTGCACAACTACGGCGGCGTCCGCGGCGCGACGCTCTATACCTTCACCGACGAGGAGGGGTTTTCGACCGAGCACCTGTCGCTCACCAAGGAGATTCTGGACGCCTACGGCGGCAACTATGAGGCGGCGCGGCGGGACATCGAGCGCCGCGCCCTCGGCGAGTTCGGCCACGCCTTCGTGGGTGAAGGCGGCAAGTTCGAGGAAGAGGACGAGGACGAGGAGGACGACCGCCCCCGGTCCAGTAAAGACAAGAAGAAAAAGGGCAACGGGAAAGACAAGGGCAAGAAATACGCGGCGGGCCTGGCGATGGGGCCGATTCGCCGCCCGACCATCCTCATGGACGAGGGCACGGGCATACCGTTCGGGTCGATGGCGGAGCGCGGACCGGAGTGGATTGTCAACCAGGCCCAGATGCGTGAGATGACGGCACGGGCGGCCGCCGCACCGAGCATCAATATCACCGTGCCCATCACCGGCAACTTCCTTATGGACGAGGACGCGGGCCAGCGGCTCGCCATCCAGCTCGCACCAGCGCTCTCCACGGCCATCGCCGGGCTGCGGGAGGCGCGCTATGGCAGCACGCCGCTGGGAGCACGATAAATAGTCTATGAGCGATGGTAAGCGTTGAAATGCAACACTTACCATCGCAGGTGGATGATTCGCGGAGCAGGTAACGGGGTATGCCGTACACGATTGACGGGTTCAACTTCCACGATCACGTCAATTACACCGTGACCGCCGGGCCACAACTCGGCATGGTGGAGCGCACGCTGTTCGCCACGACGTTCGGTGTGCGTCCGGGTGGCGCGATCGCTGGGGTACAGGACGGCATCGGCCTGCTGCCGCTGCGGGGTGAGGTGTATAGCACCTCGATGGCGGATGTGGAGGCGAAGCTCGACACCCTGAAGCGCTGGTTCCGCCGTCCCAACGCGCGGCTGGTCGCCACCAACCAGGCTGACCGCCGCTTTGCCGTGGTCAACCTCGAACGCTTCGACGCCGCCCGCAAAGGCCGCGCGCGTACCCTCATCGAGTACACGGCCGTCTTCCGCGCCGCCGACCCCTATCTGCGTGCCGACGTGCCCTTCTCCGACGTGCGCTCGCCCGCCCTCACGCTGCTGCCCGGTGAGACAACGGCACGGGTAGCGGAATGGAGCCTGACTCCGGGTGGCACCGTGCCCGCGCCGCTGCGGATGGTGATCACGAATCAGAACGGCAGCGTGACCCCCACCAGCATCAGCATCACCAATCGCTCCCTCCTCCGGCTGCCGTTGTGGAAGACGCCGTTGCGCCTTGCGCCCAACCAAGCCCTCGTCATCGACCCGGAGCATGAGGGCGCCATCTGGTGCAACCTCGCCAGCGTGCGGGGGTGGTGGATTTTCCAGGGCACCACCTCCGCCGAGGCCGTACAGGATTTCTCCGGCCGCGGCCGCGACCTGACGCCCGCGGGCAACCCCGAGGAGGGTGTGGACGGTGTGTTTGGCGCGGCGGCGCGCGTGGATGGCATCGATGACTATTGGACACAAGCCGATGTCGCCCTCGACGTGACGAGCGCCTGGACCATCCTTGTGCGCTACACCCCGCGCGTCGTGAACACGAATCAGGGCCTCCTCTCCCGTGCCCGTACCGACCGCGGCTACGGGTTGCGCCTCACGTCGGCAGGTGTGCTCGAAGCCGCCCAGCGCCCCGATGCTGCCAGCCGCCGCATCGTCACCGGCACCATCCCCGTGCAGGCAGGCGTGCCGCTGCTGGCCGCTGCGACCTGGGATGGCACGACGCTGCAGCTCTACAACCAGGGCGAGCTGGACCGCGCGGTGGTGACGGCCACCGGGGGCACCACCGCTGGGGAGAACAACCTGTTGGTGGGGGCGGCGCATCGCGTGGACGGCGGCGCGCTCGAAGTGGGTGACGGCGTGGTGCATGAGGCAGCGGTGCTTGATGTGGCGCTCACCGCCGAGCAGATGCGGCGGGTGGAGCGGCACGGCCTTGCCGCCTACCTGAACACGGTGCCGCGCTGGGCGGGACAGTTGCCCGCACTTGACCCGACACTCATCGGTCTGTCGGGCAACGTCATCCAGCTCCGCGCCGATCATGCCACCACCGGCGCGAACCTGCGCGTGGCGACGAGCGGGAGGGCACGATGGTCATGACGCTAGGGGTTCGACAGCGGCGCGCGCACCGCCGCACCCGCCTGCCCGCCGCGCACACCGCTCATGCCCATTGCATCGATCTCGGATTGCGGTATCTCGCTGCCGCTCAGGAAGACCGTGCCCTTTGTCACCATGAGCGTTTGGCCGCTGGTGAGCACGAGGCTGGGCATCCCTACGGTACGGGCCGATGGTGCCATCAATCATCATCTGCCCTTCCGGGTTGTACGCAACGCTGCCGACGAAGACGAAACCGTCCGGCACTTGGTAGGTCCCATCGACATTGATGATGCGGTTGAAGTGGCGCGCGGCACTCATACTGAATCCTCCGTTGGTGAGGTGATTCTACCATGACGCTGCCGAAGCAGATCGTGGCGGAAGTCTACGACCCCACGGGCGCGAACCTGTTGGCGGTCTGGCGCGACATCGCCCCACCCTCCTGGACCTATGACGAGCGCGGCCTCTCCGACATCACCCTCACCGTGGCCCGCCCCTTCGGGGATGCGGACATGCCGGGCGACCGGGTGAGCAGCGGCGCGCTCGACTTCGGCAACCGCGTGGTGTTGCGTGTGCAGAACGTGGACCTGGGCGGCACACCGCTGCCCGGCGCGGAGATGCTGGCGGGGCGCTTCATCCCCGGTCGCGCGGTCGAGGGCGGCGAGGGCACCGGCACGGTCGTGTGGCAGGGCACCATCGAACGGTGGACAGGGCCACTGCCCATCCTTGCCACCATCGACTGTATGTCTGGCAGCCGCATCGCGCGCCAGACACAGATGCTTGCGAACGATCTCGGAGCGTGGCAGATTTTGTATCCCGTCCCAACGAGCAACAGCCTTGCCAGCCGCCGCGATGCAGACCCGGTACGGGTGGCGCGGGCGCTGGTGTACGACGCGGGCACGGCACTCACCTGGGACATCACCAACCCGGATGACGCCGGGCGGCTCCCCCTGCCCGCGCTCCACATCCCCGCCGGCTCCCTTGCCGAACAACTGGATGCGCTGCGCCGGCTGGCCGGGGCATACTGGCATGCTTACGTCACCCCGCGCCTCACCGTGCGGATGTTTGCATCGGACCCGACCACCGACACACCCGATCATGACCTCGTGGCGGGCGTCCATTGTGGCATGCCCGCCTTGACGATGGACGGCTCCGCCATCGTGCGACGGGCATCCGTCACCTACTTCTCCGCGCAGCACAACGGCGACGTACCAGCGAACGCCACGTCCAACTTCGTCGCCTCGCTCAATGGCGGCTTCCCCTGGTACGTCAGCCGCACCGCCCCGGAGTATACGCCGCTCGACCCGCGGCATGTGCTGGTGCGGGATGACAACGTGAACGGCAGCCGCATGGGGGCACTCCGGGCACGGGCGATCCTGGAGGCCAACGCCCGCCCCATCCCGCGCGGGTCCGTAGTGGTGCCGGACGTTCGCCACCCGACACCGTGGGCGACGAGCGGCTACGACATCGACAGCTTCGCCCCCGGCCAGACCGTCCGCATCACCTACGAACAGCCGCTCACCGACAGCCCGCCGATGCTGGCCGGTCGCTTTGTGCCGGGCCGCTCACGGGAGGCGCTGGCCGGTTACGGCGAAACGCTCGTCATCGCGCAGATCGAGAACCGCCTGACGGAATGCACGCTGCACTTCGGCCAGGTCGTCCCGAATACGGCGGGCGAGCTTGACCGCTTCGACCATGAACTTGACCTACTGCGCCGCACGCACTAGCCGCGGCGCCGCCGGGGGTATCGCATGACTGCCCTGCCGAACCCGCCCGATAACACCCAGATTCCCATCACGGTGGACGAGCTGAACGCCTGGATGAAGGCGCTGACCGCCCTGTTTGGCCCCACGGACAACGGCGGGTTGCCGCTGCTTGGCAACACGCTGGGCCTGCCCGTCGCGTTCTTCGGTGCGGACCCGCTGCTCCAAACCATCGCCCACAACGGCACGACCCCCTACAACGTCCCCGCGAACACCCTGCTGATTGTGCGGTACGTGGAACAGGGGGATGCGGCCACCACGGGCACGACCGTGACGCCCAGCGGCGGGGCAGCGATCACGCTCGGGTTCGCGGGCAACGTGTTCTGTCGAGACGTGAGCCTCATCCTGGGCGCCGGGGACACGATCACACAGGGTCATGCCTCGGATCGCTGGGTGGGCACGCTCGTGTCGGCGGCACTGCAATCCGACCTTGAGCGGGTGCTGACCACCTTCAGCACCTATGCGCCGTTCCTGGTGGACGACGATGAAGTGTTCTACATGAGCCACGTGTCCTCCACCTACTCGCCCACGTACACCGACCAGCTCATGATCGACGGCGTGGCGTGCTTGGTGTTCGGCGCGGTGGGCAGCACCCGCACCGGCACGCTGTTCGAGCGTGGGGCGGTGCCAATTGCGCCGGGCACGGCGCTGTCCGTGCTTTCGGACCGTGCGCCCACGTCCTCGACGGGGTTGCTGTCCGGGGTCAAGAAGACGCTCTAGCGGATGCAGCCACGCGGCCGCTGCGCCGCATGAGGGAGACGGATGGCAACCGAAACCACGCTCACTACCACGTTCGCGCTCGATGACGAGATTCCGATCAGCCAGCGTCAGGCGATGGGCAAAATCCTGCAAGCGGGCGGCATCACCGTTGCCAATGATGCGCTCATGCGCGGGGCGTTTCCGCTCGTGCTCCGCAGCATGGACAGCCGCCTGCGCGGGCGGGCGTTCTCCGCCACCACGGTCCAGGTTCCCACGGGGCGGTTCTTGCTCATCACCTTCCTTGGTATGACCAGCAACATCGCCGACTACCAGGCGAAGATCGTCCCCGCCGATGGGCCGAACGCCGGCGCGAACCTCAATCTCGTTGCAGCAGGCATTTCAACGGCGCTCTCGCAACCCGCCATGCTGCTGCTCGGCGCCGGCGACAAGATCACGGTGCCGCGGCATCTTGGCGTGATGGGCATGGAGTTCACCGCCCCGGCCGGCGTCACCCGCATCCTCCGCACCGTCGATAGCGGCAGCGCCTACACGGTTGGGGTGGGGAAGCGCTTTGACCTGCTGGCCGCGTTCTGCACGGACAGCGGCGGCGGCACGAACCAGATCACGATCGATGGCACCACCGGCGTGACCGTCACGAACTCACAGGGGCAAGCGGTCACGTCCGTGTGGCTCACCGGCCTGCCCTTCAAGGCCGGGCAGGTGATCGGCGGCGTTGGGACCACAGACATCCTCATTTCCGGCATCGAATACACGGCGGTCTAGGTCCGCCGCTGTGGGAGCAGAGTATGAGCGCGAGCCTCACCCCCATCCCGATTGGCGTCCAGCGCGGCGACATCCTCACCCCGGCGCAGTGGCGCTCCTACACGGAGGCCGTGGCCGCCCTCGTGCGCCCGGCACCGGACGGGAATGACGGCACCCGCATCCTCGGGCGCAGCCTTGGCCTGCCGGTGCCGTTCTCCCCCCGCGACCCGCTGTTCCGCACGCGCGGCGTGGGGCCAGGCGAAGCGCTCACGGTCGGGGACGGCCAGTGGCTCTACATCCTCTACATGGGGAGCACCTTCAACAACAACACGAATCCCTCGGTGACGTTCTTCACCACGACCGGCTTCAGCACCGCGACGCTGTTTACGGCCGCGGGCGCGGCATCGGCCCGCCAGGTGCTCATTTTGGGAACCGGCCAGACCTTCCGCGGGTGCAGCACCCTCAACGACGATCGCGCCGCGAACAACGGTGGCGCGATCGGCATCTTCCAGAGCGTGCCCTACGACCTTGAGGTGATCGCCACCCTTGCGACCCAGAGCGCGCCGTTCAGCGTGCCCTCCGGGAAGGTGGCGATGATCACGGCCGTGCTCAACGCCACCAACGCCAGCAGCTTCCAGTTCGCCATCGACGGCGGCTGGGGGCCACAATTGCGGACCGCGCAGACGGCTGCGGACGCGGTGTATCAGTCCGGCACGATGCCACCCGCATTGCTGCTGCGTGCGGGGCAGACCCTCGCGCCAGTGACGGGCATCAACCTCTATATCTCCGGCGTACTGGCGAATGCGGCATGACGATACCCCCGAACGTGGTATGATTGCTCCGATATGGAGTGAATTGCGTAAGGGCGTGAGCGGGTGAGCGCACGAGTAGCTGAGGGGTGGGCGTGAATGAGGCAACGCTGGCAACGGCGCTCGTGGGCGCACTGACGACGGTAGGTGGGGCGATGCTGACGTATCTGGCGACCCGCCAGCGCAACCAGCAGGAGCACGAACAAAAGCTCGATGAACACGACCTCGCCGCCCGCAAGCTCCTCTCCGAGGACGAGCAGCGGTTCCGCGACGCGATGCAGGCGCAGATTGACCGGCTCGTGGGCCAGGTGACGCGGCTGGAGGAGGCGGGGCGGGAGAAGGACAAGCGCATCGCCGAGCTGGAGTACCAGCTTATCGAGTTGCGGTCGGAAGTCCTGGCGAAAGAGCGCGAGAACGTGGCCCTCACCGCCGAGGTCGCGGTGCTCAAAGAGAAGATCGCGTGGCTCACCGAGCGCCTGAACTACTACGAGCGCGGCGGTGGGGTGGGCGGTGTGGCGGCAGGGGGCGGCGACGGCAGCTAGCGGCGGTGCCAACCTCGCGCCACGAGAAATGAGACGGCCATGAGTGACGCCCTCGCCATTTGCGTCATCTGTGGCTATGCGACCCATGCGGACGACTGGGCCACCTCGCCGTCCGCCGTCCGCGGCAGGGTCATCTGCCTACGCTGTTACGCACGGGAGACGAACACCAGCAAACGCACGCCGAAGCGCCTGATCCGTGACGTTGAGGACGCGCAACTCGAACCATAAGGTCAGGAGCACCCCGCATGGGCCGGTATGACCCCCCGCCTGCTGGCACCAATCCCCTGGACTATTACCACCCCGATGCGGTGGTGCCCTCGCCCCCCGACCCGCGCGACCATCCTGCCGCCCCCCCGTCCGCCTCAGGCGGACCGCGCCAGGTGTTCCCCAAAGTCCACATGCTCTCGCGTGGCCGCCCGGAGAACCAGGAGGACCGCGGCTCCTGCGTGGCCTTCTCCGCAACCCGCATGATGGAGCGCGCCTACGCCGACCACCGGGGCGAGGACGCGCAGTTCTCACCGGAGTTCGTCTACGCCGAAGGGCGGGCGGCCATCAACCAGCTCTGCACCGACTCCGGCATGTGGCCCCGGCAGGCGATGGATACCCTGCACCGGCGCGGTGTGCCCACCGAGGCGGAGCTGCCCTACAAGAGCCGCGATATCTGCTGGCGGCCGGGGCAGGCGGAGTACGCGGCGGCGGAGCGCAACCGCATCACCGAGTACGCCCGCTGTATGCAGCCGAGCGGCCAGGCCCTCATCGATGAGGTGAAGGCCGTGCTCTACGGCGCGGGCGGCAAGGGCCACCGCGTCTCCATTGTGCTGCACCTCTCCGTCACGTTCGGGCAGACCGGCGCGGACGGGCTGATGCCCGACCCGGACATGGCCCAGCGGTGGGGCGCGCACATGATGGACGTGCGCGGTTGGGATGACACCGCCTGGGGCGGCGGCTTTTGGGTGGAAAACCAGTGGTGGACCACCTTCGGGCGCGAGGGTGAGATCTTCGTCCCCTACCGCATCTTCCTGTTGCCGGAGGAGGCGGGTGGTGCGTGGCGCGGCGACCTGTGGAGCCTGCGCGTGCCGGTGAAGGTTGAGCCGGAGCCGCAACCGCAGCCGCCCCAGCGGAAGGTCTACGTGCAGATTTGGGAGCGGCCGGCGGAAGGCGACGATTTCACCATCCACGCGATCGAGCGCCCCGTGCCCTTGGGCGGCGCGTGGGTGACGGTCAAGCAGCAGCGGGGCGACGAGCCGGAGGAGGAGATCGTGCCCTTCCTCCGGGTGGAACCGTAGCGCGGAGCGGAGGTGTGGCATGAGTCCTGAGTTCCGGGTGGCACTGGTGCGCGGCATCCTGCACGCGCTGCTGGCGGGCGGGCTGGCGTTCCTGGGCGTGTGGTCCCAGACCGACGACCTCAAGACGCTCAGCATCGCCTTCGCCACACCCGCGCTCACCGTGCTCGGGACGCGGTTTCTGGGCGAGGGCTGGCGGGACACCGTGCTTGCGCGGCGGCCCGGCACCGCCCAGCACGCCGCGCGCATCGCGGACGAGGGGCAGGCGCGCTGATGGTGGCGAACGGCGTCATCAGCAAGCGGGCAGGGTGGCGGCACCTGCAACAGATGCAGGGGTCGGTGCTGTACGCCATCGAACGCACGCTGCACGAGCGCGCGGTGCGGGTGGCATTGCGCTTTGCCGACCCTGAGGCGGACGCCGATGCGTGGTGCCAGTGGTACGCGCTGGGGCGGATGGCACTGGGGTCAAACCACCAGTGGACGGAGGCGGTGTGAGCACCTTCATCTATGCCGGTCGCAGCTTCACCCGCGAGGCGCTGGACGCCGTGTGGGACTTTACCGATCGCACACGCACGCCCCCGGACTGGTGGTTGTGCTTGGCCGAAGGCGAATCCGGCCTCAACGAAGAGGCCGACCATGACGGCGACCTCGGCGGGGGGTACTTCGGCATCTACACCCCCGTCCACGGCGGCACGCCTGCCGACTGGAAGGGGGTGGAGGGTGTCACCCGCTCAATGGAGCGGATGTGGTTCGCGGACGGGCGCTGGGCGGCGAACTTCGCCCGCTTCGGCGGCTGGAACGGCTGGCTGGGCCGCGCCACCCTTCCGCACGACTCCACCCTGCCGCCCGTCATCTACCAGGGACGGGCCGAGCCGGTAGACCCCGCCGTGCCGTATCGGGGACGCGCCGCCTATCTCTATCACGCGTGGCCGCGCTATCAGGGCAGCCGCCGTCCGACGTGGGCACGGTGCCTGGAGGTGGAGGCGTTCGCGTCGGCGCTGGCGGTGGCGTTTGCGGAGGACCGCGCGGCGCGGCGGGCACACCCCCCGCCCGCGCCGGTGGTGTGCCACGAGCGCGAGCTGCTGGATGCGCTCACCGTGCATCAGAACGCCTACGGCGAAGAGTCGCAGGCATTCGGCCAGGCGGCGGCACGGATGGCGCAGCGCGCGGCGGACATCGCGGCGTTGATTGACCAGCACCGGCACTGACGAGCGCGGAACGCGGAGTGGGAGGGATGCGTGATGGCCGAGAACGCGGATACAGGCGGCGAGCTGGCGATGGGCGGGGACGTGGATGCGGTGGTGCGGCCGGCGCCGATGCTGGCCCGGCTGCTGGCGGAGCACCGGCCCGCCGTGGAACTGATCGACCTCAGGGTCACGGCCACCTACACCGCCTCCGAGGGGATGAAGGTCAAGGTGGTGGGCGTGGCGCGGTACGGCGATGACCGCCGCTCCACGTGGGTGGAGGACCAGCACGCGATTGCCCCGGACCTGCTCGCGGGCCTCGAAGCGGCGCTGGTGGCGATCGCGCGGGTGGAGGGGGCAGACATCCGCGAGAAGGTGGAGCTGGCGGCGGCGGGCGACCTGATCGTCGCGCGGCGCAAGGGCGAGCTGTAGGCGCGACCGGCGCGCGGCAGAGCAGGGGCGGAACATCCGCCTCCGGCGGGAGGGCAGCGTCATGGTATCGGCACCGCTCACCATCTACACGAAGCACGCGGCGATCCCGGGGCCGTGGCGCGCGCGCACGGCGGCGCTCCTGCGTCCGGCCGCCATCCGCGACGCCCGCCCCCGCACGCACGCGGGCGAGCTGGTGCGGTATCTGTGGGAGCAGACCCGCCGCCTGCCGCACCTCGCGGACGCGGCGGGGGAGCTGCTGGAACTCGTCTCCCGCGCCTGGGTGCTCGAATCGGAACTCGACGTGGCCGTGTTCCGCGCATCGGGCGAGGTGGAGCTGTACGGCACCGTCTCGCGGAAGGTGATCACGGACGCGGGCGTGGCGTTCCTGGTGGACGCCTGGCAGAACACGGTCGAGCTGGAGAACCTGCGCTATCACGCGATCGGCTCCGGCACTACCGCCGAGGCTGCCTCCCAGACCGCGCTCGTGACCGAGTTCACGACGCAGTACAACCCGGACAACACCCGCGCCACCGGCTCACTCACGGAAGGGGCGAGCGCGAACATCTTCCGGACGGTGGGCACGAACACCGTCGATGCCTCCGTCACTGTGCAGGAGCACGGGATTCTGTCGCAGGCGGCGACGGGCGGCGGCACGCTCTGGGACCGCTCGCTGACGGGCGGCCAGTCGCTTGGGTCCGGCGACTCGATACAGACGACCTACGATGCCACCTGCACCAGTGGTGGGTGACGTTGGCTGAGGACGAATGCGCCATGCCAGCGCAGTTGAGGGTGTGCTGAGAACCGAGAACGGCGAACAGCTCAACATCGGCTCCACCCCTGTCACCGTCAACGTGACGGTCGACAACGGCGCGAACAAGCTCTTCGTGCTCTAGCCCTAGCCACAAGGACACACCGATCATGCGTACCCCCCGCCCCCACCCCCGCCGGTTCGCTCCCACTTGGCTGCTCATCCTCGGTGTCATTGCGCTTGGCAGCGTCGGGATTACACGCGACGGCCGCGGCGTTCAGCCCGCGGCGCTCTCGGTGAACGCCCAGGCTGTCCCGTCCTGCGGCCTGCCCTTCAATCCCCAGGGTCTCACCTGGGCATTCTGTGAGACGTTTGACGCGCCCTCCCCCGGCGGCCGTGGGGGCGAGCTCGACGATGCGCGCTGGAGTTTCGCGCGGTTGTCGCAGCAGTACAATCCCGGTCAGGGCCTCATCAACGCCTGGCGGCCGGTCAACCGCGTCTTCTGCCTCATCACGGACCCCGCTGCCCCTGAGAACGCGAACAAACTCCCTCCTGACGACAGCTTCATGTGCGGACCCCAATTTACCGACCCGGTCATGGGTGGCCCGGAGTCCAACCACTGGATGGAGGCCTTCTACGACGACGGCGACTACGCTTACACCTCTGCCCGCATCAACCAGCCCTTCGACTTCGCCGGCCGCACCGGCACCTTTGCGGTCACCGTGGACGCCAAGACCGGCGGCAATCACGGCTGGTGGATCGAACTGTGGCTGACCGATGAGCCGACTGTTGCCCCACACAACGCCAACCCTTCGACCGTGGCCTACCCGCGCAATGGGCTCGGTCTGCGGTTCATGGACCGATGCGGTGGCGCCAACGATGAGCGGGTCAATGTGGAGCAACTCGTCCTTGTGCGCAACTACGCCGAGACCACCCTCCCCATGACGCGCCCGGCCGATGGCTGCATCCTCACCAAGCCCGACCGGCACAACCACCTCGAAGTGCGCGTCTCCCAGAACCGCGTGGAGGTCTGGGGGAGCGACCGCGGCATCGATGGGTGTGGCGGCCAACCCCAGTGCACCGGCCACTCCACCTTCCGCCTCATGGCCGCCTCTGACAATCTGAACCTGCCCTTCACCCGTGGGTACTGGCACGTCCAGCACGCGCAGTACAACGCCGAGAAGTTCTGCGCGGACGGTGGCTCCAACCCCGCCACCTGCGGCCACCAAACCTATCACTGGGACAACATCGGTTTCGATGGTCCCATCCTGCCCGCACTGCGCTCCTACAGCCACCCGGACGCCATGACACCCGCTCCTGGTGGTGGGGTCAATCTCGGCTACTGGCTTTCTGGCACGTCCCGCGCCTTCTCGTTCACGAACGTGGACACCGCTGGCGCAAGCCGTGCCTGGCTCGCCCTCAACCTGTGGCCACTGGTGCCCGTGCAGTACCGGGTCAATGGTGGCGCGTGGCAGACCTGGACGCATCCGGGTCCGAACAACGGCTGGGCATGGCATAGCACGGTCATCCCGCTGTCCGCAGCACTCCTGCGCGCCGGCACGAACACAATTGACCTTGCGGCTCCCGATGGCACTGCTGTCGCAAACGTGGACTTGTTGGTCGAAGGTACGGGTGGAAGCGCGACCACGACACCCAGTCCGACGGCAACCCCCACGCCGACGGTGACGGCTACGCCGACGCCAACGCTGTCACCAACGCCAACGCCGTCACCAACGCCGACCGCGACGCCCACCGCGTCCCCCAGTCCGACGCCTAGCCCGACGCTCAGCCCGACGCCCACGGCCACACCGTCACGCTGCCGGATCACCGTACGAAATGCGAGCGATACCGCGTGGGTGGCGCGTAATGGGGTGCTCGCGCCCCATGCGGGCGGGATGGTGTGCGTGGTGGCAGGAGCATGAGTGCGACGATGGCAAACCTGTTCAACTTCAGCATCACACCACTGGCCAACAGCAACCCCGGCCCGATACCGCGCTTCTCGGTCGCTGCTGAAGTGCGCGCTGACGATGGGACCGTGCTGGCCGATTTCACCGGGGCCAACGCGCTGGTGTTCCCTGCGGTGCTCACGCAACTCACCGCCCTACAACGGCGACGGCTGGTGCACCTCATCGCGCACTATCTCGTTCAGGCGCGGGCGGGGATGACGGAGGCGTAGCGTGGCGACGTACTACGTGGGGCCGGGCGGCTCTGACGCGGCGGCGGGCACGAGCTGGGCGACACGGTGGCTCACCATCAGCAAAGCCCTCGGCTCCGCTGGCATCGCGTCGGGGGACACGCTCTACGTTGGCCCTGGCACCTACCGCGAGCTGGTGGGTGTCGGCATGACCTCGCCCACGGTAGAGACGCGGATCATCGGGGACACGGACGGCTCGCACACGTCCGGCGTCCCCGGCCCGGTCATCCTCACCGCGCATCTCACCAACGACACCACCCTGGCGGAAGTCGACTGCCTCGTTGACCTCAACGGGCGCGACAACCTCACGTTCGAGGGCCTGATATTCATCGGCGGCCGCGCCGACGGCAATGGGGGTGGCAGTTGCGTGAGGATGAGCTGGGGCGTGGGCAGCGGGGAGACCGCCACCAACATCACGTTCCGCGACTGCCAATTCCTGTCGAACTCGACCGCGGGCGCAATGACGTTGTGGTCCAACAATGACATCGCGTGGAATTGGACAATAGAACGATGCCTGTTCCTCGGCGACTCTGATGAGTATCCGTCCGGCACCATCAGTCTCCATCCGGTTGCGCCCGCGGCCGGTGTCGAGCGCAACCTCAACATCGTCATCCGCAACTGCCTCTTTCTGGGCGCGTGCGCCCTCATCCTCGGCGGGTACGGGTCGGGAACCGGCTCGGTGGGCGGGGTGGTGTTTCAGAACAACACCTGCATCTCGGGTCTGGCGGCACTCTACGTCCACCAGTCCATGTGGACGATGGCGACCGCCGCCACGCGCACCAAGGTGCACGGCAATGTGTTTATCCAGCTACGCAACCGGCCGATTCTCGAAGCGCGAAACACGAGCCAAATAGACGAGGATTATAACTACTTCTGGGGGGCCGGCACCCCGCGCCTGAACGTGAGTGTTGGCACGAACTCGCTCGTGTGGCAGACGAATGCGCCCGCGTTCTCGCTCGGTTGGGAGTGGCTGAACGGCTACCTCCCGCGACCGTTCCTCTCGCCGCTCGCCGGAGCCGCGCACCTGTGGCGGTATCCCAGCAGCGCCACGCCGGCACCGCCAACCGTTGATGTGCTCAACCGGCCGCGACCAGCGGGCGGGAACGATCTCGATAACGTGGTGGGCTACGTGGAGCGACACGACACTGCCGTGCGGGAAACCACCATCGTTGACGCTGGAAGCACCGCCATCCGTCTCACTGGACCCGCCGATCACGACATTCACCTTCCGGTCGATGCGGTGTCAACGGTGATCACCATTCGCACGCGATTTGACACCAACCACGGCACGGCCACCCGCCCTCAGGTGATCCTGCTCGCCAATGACGAGATCGGCGTCGCGTCCCAGACCGTGACGGCGACCGGCCCGGTGGATACGTGGGAAACCCTCAGCCTTAGCGCCTTCACCCCGACCGGGAAGGGGTGGGTGACGCTGCGGCTCCGCTCGCGGCCAGCAGCTGCCAGCGGCACCGCCTATTTCGATACGCTAACGGTGAGCTGATGCCCGCGAACCCAAACGGCTTTGACCACCTTCGGCGGGGCGAGCTGGTTCCGTATGCGCAGGGGATCAGGACGACATTCGGGTTTGACTATTTCCGAAGAGGAGAACTTGTGCAGGGCATGATCGATGTTGCCGCGCCGCCCCCGCTCACCCGCCGCGCGCCGGGAATCCTCGCCGTGAGCTCGGACCGGGCACGATACGTCGCGGTCCACGACCTCTAGTAGGAGGCACACTAGGAGGCACACGATGGCAGGTCTGGATTTTACCGCGACACCGACTGCTGAGGTGGCATTGTCCGCTGGCGCAACGAGAACCGTGGTGCAGGTGGTGGCGCCCGCCAACCAGCGGGTCAAGATCAAAGGGTATGGCATTTCGTTTGACGGCACCTCCGTCACGGCCGAGCCGGTGCTTGTCCAGCTTGTGCGCCAATCGACAGCAGGCACAATGACGGCACTGACCCTCATCAAAGACGACCCTGGCCGGGATGAAACGATTCAGGCCACGGCTCAGCATTCTGCGACCGTTGAGCCGGCGACAGGCGACATCCTCGATCAGATCCATGTGCACCCACAGGGCGGTTACGTGTGGATGTTCCCGCTCGGCGGCGAGAAGTGGATCAACGGCGGCGGGCGCGCGGGCATCCGGGTGATCACCCCGGCCGGCGTCAACCCGAACTGCGTGGCCAAGATGTTCTGCGAGGAATAGAGGAGTAGCTGATGCTTCGCCCGCTCATGGGCCGCGGCTCGGCGCTTTTCCTCCCCGGCCGGCGCGCCGCCACGACGACGCCGGTCTCCCTGGGCGGCGGACTCACGATGGCGGGCAACCTCGACATCGCTGTCGTCAAGAACCTCGGCGGCGCACTCACGACCTCCGGCCAGGTCATCGAGCAACCCCAGATGGCGCTCGCGGGCGCCGTGCTCACCGCGGGGACGCTGCAATTGGAGCCGCGTCTCAGACTGGGTGGCGCGCTCACCACGACGGGCGCCGTCACGGCGCTGAGGGTGATTCTGGTAGCGGTGGCGGGTACCCTCAGTGGGACTGGACAACTCATCACGCGGGTGCAGAAGGCGCTCGCGGGCGCCGTGCTCACCGCGGGGACGCTCATCAAGCGGCCGCAACTCCGCCTCGGCGGCGCACTCAGTGAGGCGGGAGCGCTCATCAAGCGGCCGCAACTCCGCCTCGGCGGCGCACTCACGACCTCTGGCCAGGTCATCGAGCAACCCCAGAAGGCGCTCGCGGGCGCCGTGCTCACCGCGGGGACGCTGCAATTGGAGCCGCGTCTCAGACTGGGTGGCGCGCTCACGATGGCCGGAACGCTGGGGAAGGTGGTGTCCAAGCTGTTTGGGGGCGTACTTGCCGCGGCCGGGTCGGTGCTGGCGCTCATCATCACGGACCAGGACCCGGACATCCAGTCACCCACGCGCTTCGATGTGGCGGACGACGGGCGCACCTTCTTCGACGTAGCGGACGATGGCAGGACTTGGTTCGACGTGCAGTAGTGGGGTGGCGCGATGGCGACTGACAATGTGGTCTACCTGAAGGCGGGCGATCGGCTGGTGTTCTCCGGGGTGTGCCGGGACCGCAAAGGTCCGGTGGACCTCACCGGCTGCACCGCGCGCCTCATCTTCCGGCCGGTTGGGGCGAGCACGCCCGTGTACACGTACTCGCTCACGGTGGACCCTGACCAGACGAACAACAAGGGGCGGGTCACGTACACCGGCACGGACAGCACCTCGGGCATCACAAGCGGCGAGTACGTGCGCGAGGTGGAAGTGACCATGCCGTCGCTCGCCGTCCGTACCTTCCCGAACGCGGGGTATGACGAGCTTCAGGTCACGGCGCAACTCGCGTGACGCAGTTGTGACGTGCGCGGGATTGCCGGCGCCGCTGGACGCGCGCATACTGGGCACACGAACGCGGTGCTGGTGCGCTCACCCCGCCATTGGCGCACCAGCACCGCGTTTATGCGTGGTTGTTGTAGCACACCCACACGCGAGGCGTGCAAGGGGTGCGCGCACGCAGTTTTGTTACAAAATTGGTGGACCATTGCT